AAGCCATTCAGTCCACTGACTATACCTCTGGTCTTGCTCGTCGTCGCCTTACCATTCCGTTCGACCGTCCGTTCACGGGCGGACCAAATGAACAAAAGGAACTGATTAAGTTCAACTCCAAGGGGGAGCCACAAGGTGTGTTCTCACCTCTACTGCCAGGGCTTGTGAACTGGCTTTTGGATATGACAGAAGATGAGATGCGTGAATATCTAATGGAAACTTCCAAGAAAGTGAAGTTCTTCCAGAAATACGAGAAGATGCAAAACCTTCGGTCTAATCCGTTACTGGACTGGATGGAACATAAGGTGATCTACGACCCAGGTATCAGCTCAGCAGTAGGCTTTACCAAGAATGCGCCGATGGGATCATCTCATATTTACGCTAATCAAGACAAATGGTTGTACGCCAGCTACGCAGAGTTCTGTCGTCAATGCAACGTAGGCATCATGTCGCGTAATCGATTTGAACCTCTATTTATTGATATCTGTAAGCACCAGCTAAAAATCAATGCCTTCCCCATGCGTAATACCAGGGGGATGAGGGTTGTAAATGTAGCGGTCAGAGAGTCCAGCCCAAAATATGAAGGTTGGCCATCCATCGTTGAAGTGTCATCTGATAAAGAGAAATACAAGGAATTCTATGGTATGTCGCTAGAAGTAAACCTTGATGCGACAATAGAAGATGAACTTGAAACTGCAGATGTCTAATGGGCGTCACTTAATTCTGGATTTGTATGAATGCGATCCAGAAGCATTGGATGATTACGACCTGCTGGAAGAGTGGTTGGAAGCTGCTCTTCTGATGTCAAAAGCAACCATCATCCGAATCTTTGGTGAGAAGTTTCAGCCCCAAGGAGTCACCCTACTGGCCTTGTTAGCTGAATCCCATGCGTCCATTCATACTTGGCCGGAGATGGGATACGCCGCCATTGACCTCTACACCTGCGGGGATACGACCAACACCCACAAGGCTGCCCAGTTCTTGAAGCACAAGCTTAAAGCAAACGTAGCGGAAGAACGGGAGCTACTACGTTCTGTTACTCCAACAGCAGATAAGAAATAAAAAATTAATAAAAGTTTACCCTTGTTTCGGCAAGGGTTTTTTTGTGCCGCACGAACGTACTAAGGCACGAACGGAAGCAGTACAGGAATACCAAAATCTTAATGTGGGACTCGTTTGTTGGTGCAGAGATGCAGACTTTGGGGGGGTTTCAATCCTTACATGATGTAAATGACACTATCAGTCAAAGTGTCATTTAGCTCTAATAAAGATAAAAAAGGGGGTAAAGTCTGCAAGTCTGCACGGGCAAATGACAAAGCGACCCCCTAGAATGTCATTGGTTCCCTGAGAAGCCAGTCGTGGCAAGCGTTGTCAAAAAGCTCCAGCAAATCGAAAGGGATTTCGGGCAGCCCAACTTCCGGCACGTCCAGGGGATCGAGAACCTGGAGGAAGAAAACCTGAACAAACTGGGTTACTACCGGGGGTTCGCATGCCCTCACGGTCATCTCATCCGAGACTCAGAACGCCACTGGTGCTATGAGTGCGCCAAGAAAATCCTGAGCAACGTCTGTGGGTTTGATATGAACTACCTACATAAGGACTACAAACACAAGTACGCCAAACTCTGGAAGATGGTGAAGGTCTGCTTCCCGGAAGACTGCTGGGATATGGAGATTCCTGGTGGTGGTACGCCCAAGAGGGTGTGCTTACCCTCGTATCGGTCGGGCTACAGCAAGCAAAAGTCCGAAAACGTCAACATCCACAAAGCGATCTACCAGTGTGCATGGGGGGACGTGGGGGCTCTGGTGGTGACCAGGCTGTGCAGCAACCCTAAATGCGCCAACCCCTTACATATGGTTTCCAGTTTTAATCGCAACTTTCCGCCTGCAAGCGTTACTCCTTTAGAACTGGAGTTTAAAGCTGAAAAGCTAATGTTATTTAATCGGCAGTCTCAACATGAGTCTGGTATGCAACCAGTAATACAGCAAGAGTACAAAAATGTTATTACACATCCAGAATACGTAAAAGAACAAAAGGAAGAAAGTTAAACGGATTCCCAGGCTATCTGTAAATTTTCTTTTTATTGTCAAGAAAATTAGTATACTGATCTCAGTTAAGTTGTAAAAATGACTGACAACAAGCCCAAATTGCTTTGGATTGGAGATATTGTTGCAACTACGGGCTTTGCTCGTGTTACCGAAAATGTCCTTAGCCGCCTAAAAGATCGGTATGAAATTCATGTACTTGGTTGCAATTGGCATGGTGATTACACTCCTCTTCAAAATGAGTACTTTTTATACCCGGCGTCTAACCGCTTTCAGCAGGCACCGTTTGGAGAAGATCGTATTCGGGAATTGGTAGAGCGTATCCGCCCTGATGTTGTCCTTACAATTAACGACAGCTGGATTATCAATGAACAATGGCGACGAATTGCTGATTTGCGCGATCAATTGAATTTTAAATTCGTGGGTTATTATCCCATGGATTCATATGAATGGTATGGAGCACTTCTTGATACCCTCAACGATTGGGATGCGGCCATTTGCTATACAGAATTTGGCGCACAAGAAACAATCAATGCTGGATCCAAGGTTCCAATTACCGTCATTCCTCATGGAATGACTAAAAATCAATTTTATCCAACGGATAAGAAAAAAGCCAGAGAAGAGCTTGGCCTTAATCCAGACGATTTTATTGTTTTTAATGGTAATCGTAATCAATTCCGCAAACGAATTGACATTACAATCAGTGCGTTTGCCAAGTTTGCTGTTGATCGCCCTGATACAAAACTTTATCTCCACATGGGGATGAAGGATCAGGGTTGGGACATCATGCCGTTATTCGCCAGGGAAATGGTGCGACAGGGTCTTGATCCCAACAACAGAATTATTATGACAACTCCGCATTCAAACCCTCCTTCAGTCCCGGTAGAGCTATTGAATACAATTTATAACGTTGCAGACGTTGGTGTTAACACATGTAAAGGTGAGGGTTGGGGACTTGTTAATTTTGAACACGCTGCTTGCCGCGTTGCTCAAGTAGTGCCTAATCACACTTCTTGTAAAGAAATCTTTGATGGCACTGGAGAACTTATTCGTTCTCTGCATGGTGATGTAGACGTTAATTTTGGCCGGATTATGCCATGCCCGGATGACAATCATCTAGCACAGATCTTGGGAGAGCTTTATGAAAATCGTAACAAACTTGATCAAGTTGCTCAGGCTTGTTACGACCGTGTAACGGATACCTGTTTTGATTGGAGTACGGTGTCCGATCAATTTGATGAAGTGTTTCAGGAAGTTCTTTCCAAGAAAGAAGAAAAAATCCCACAAATTGTAAAACCAAAAGCTCGAAAAAAAGCTAAAAAATAATTAAACAATAAAGGCTCCGTTAATCGGAGCTTTTTTATGACACTGACTACTCAAATAATGAAGAGTAGAATGTTAAAAAGTTGATTATCATAATGCGTGCTTCAACCCAACAAAGACAAAGAACCAAAGAAAATCCTTTAATCTTGGGTTCATTTGAACAGCTTTCTGTTAGGAGGTTGACCGGAGCTTTGGGACCAAAAAATAAACTTGTTGGGCGCTCTGATACAAGCTTGACATCTAATGGAGGTTTTGGTGAAGGTACTTACAATCATTGGTTTCAAATTAATTTATTATCTCCTGCCTGGATTATTCTTGCAAAAGGAGGTCCAAGGCCCAAGTATATAAACGTTTCTGCTTATGACTTGAATTTGACTCCAATTGAAGGACGTGCAATTTTTGATGTAGACAGCATTCCAGAAACTCGCAATGGGGATGTCTACCATCCTTATGTTGGTCATGTAATGAATAAACAATCAAACCTATATAATTATTTTTTTCCAGAGCGTTTAGATAAAGGAGATGAAAGATACTACCCATTAGGTGTTGGTGGTTATTTATTGTGCGTATCCACTACTCGCAATGAACCTTTGGATTACGAAGTATGTATTGTTGTGGAGTTTCCCACGACTACATTAGATATTGTTTTAGAAGATTATGCATATCTTTTATATGAAAATTTGGATGAAAGTTTTGTAATTGCGGATACTGTTAGCGATTATGTTGAAACAGGTATTCATGCTCATTCGTTATCCGAATGGGATGATGCTTGGAAACGTGAGCATCAACAAGGCGATCCCTTTCCTGCTCCGCTAGTGCCCCTGGCAACTCAACCTTAATTAAAACTACGCTAAACTCGGGCTTATTAAATTTGATGCAATATAAAAAGGATGTCATTTCGGACAAAACGGCGGAAAAAAACCGGAAAACTTTCTTTGCCGACCGGGTTTTTTGTGAAGGTACGACTTATCCCTTGGGTCAAGACCCAGAATGGTTGTGTGTGGTTAGCCAGCATGGCCGCATCCAAGTCAGACCGTCAGGTGAACGATTGGCTGGATCGAAGAAGAAACCATCGTGTCCGCCGGATGGATATGAATTTGACCGGTAAGCACGGAAACCAGCTTCAGGTGTTAGCTGTTCGCTTTACTCGTCAAATGGAAATATTGATTCCACAGGGTGACTCTGTATTTTTTATATGCGAGTCAGCCAAGCCCGATAAACAATTTCGCGTTTGGAAAAAATGGTTTCTTAAACATGAAAACAATCAATGGGAGTTTGATGAAAAAAACAAAGGATTTTTCTTTTATAGAAGTAAAGATTTAGAATAAAAAAAACAGGGATAAACCCAATGGACAAACTCAATCAGTATTTAGAAGTTGCACTTGCTGTTCATGCAACTGCTTCTGTAATTGTTGCGTTAACACCGACACCCTCTGATGATAAATTGGTTGGTAAGTTTTATAAACTTATCGAGATCCTAGCTCTTGTTGTTGGGCGTGCCAAGCAACGTTAATAATTCCAGCGAATTTTTTGTTTGGTTGCGCGTATTCCTAAATGCACAAACCCCTTGGGAGCACCGTATCCAAGTGAGGCGGGCCAGTGTTTATCACAGTATTTTTCAACTTCGTAAATACTGGCCCCTTTGATGTAAAAATCAATGGCTCCTACGTTGGGAGCATTATATAGGTGCTCAGAAGAAGAAGCGCCTCCAACAGAACGATTAATGGCGGGAGGGCGATATCCACTTGTGATAATTACAGGTTTGCCTCCAAAGTTTTTGCGAACTTGTTCAATAAATCTACACAATTCAATTGCAGTGTCACATTGATATTTTTGTGTAAAACGACGTGCTTCTTGGTTTAAACAAATTTCACCATAAGTAATGTTAGGTGTTACTTTGTATTCAAAAGGGCTGTTAGGTAAAAAAGGATTTGCTGCTGGCACTGAATCAGGCTTTGATAAAACAGGGATCGTTTTGATTTGACGATCCATAATTTGAATCAATTTTATTGCGTAATTAGGATCTGTAGCATATTTTTCTTTTACCAATAACTCTGCACATTCATTCCTATTTTCGGCGCGATTGACACCTTTATATTGACCAAAATCTTTGTACCACCGATCCACTAAGTAATGGACACATGTTGTTAAATCAGGAAAATCAAGAAACCCCGCTTTAATTAGGATCCAGTTACCGTTAATAAATTCTTGAGTACTGACATTAGAGCCCGATCCTTTTAATCCAAAAAAATTATTAACACCAGAGGTATGTTCTCCCCAGCCCGACTCTAATGCCCATTGTGCTGCTACACATTCAGGAAATCTTGCACCTGCTTTTTTAGCAGCAGCAAAAACGCCTTCCCATGTATTAGAAAAAAGTTCTTGCGGAAGTTTATGTTTTTCTTCGTTATTACGATAGCGTTCGGCAAAACCGTCTAACTGCTCAAGTGTTAGCTGTTTTTGTAGCCAGTCCCAGGCTTCATTTTGATGCTTTAATTTGTTGTAGTGCTCGGCTGCATCACGTAGTTTTATTGGCATTGTCCAACAACTGTTTGAAATTGCCTACATATACTTTAGGTCCAACATGCATACATGTAGACGTGGTATTAATCCAAATATCAAACCCTAACTGTTTTAATTTTTCGCAAAGATAAATATCCTCGCCCATAAAATGTTCGCCAATAAAATCGTACTGACAGATATTAAACAGTTGTTTACCACGAAATTCAGTTAGGGTGCTGTTGTCCGCCAATGCTTTCAAGGCTTTTCGGCCCAGCTTTAAACAGCTGGTGCTTACCCTGTCCGCCTTTACCCAATTTCCTTCTTGCTTGGGTTCGCCTGCAAAAGAGATGTCGTAACTTTCAATATCAGTTTTTTTGACTGTAGGGATAGCCACTACATCTCGTGCATCGGTAATAACATCCAAAAAAGATTGAGCGTTACAAAAAACGTCGGAGTCAATAAAGATAAGGTTGTCAAAATCACCCTTAATGGCAGCTGTCAACAGTTCGTTTCGGGCCATGGGGAGGATGCTCTCATAAGACAAAAGAATCATCTGAACATCAATACCCTTCATCTGACAAAGCTTTGTGATCTCATGGATGGCGTAGCTGTACCAGGCATCAACACGGCCGTCGAGAGCAGGAGTCCCAATCAGTACACGCTTTGGTTGTTTCTGAGATTGTTTAAAAGTTTTTGCCACTGGGAAAACCTTTTTTGCCATGTCCAATGTTTATTGTAAAATTTTGTTTGATCAGCTAAATTCTGTTGATTTTCTGGTGACCAATAATTGTCAATGACCCTGTTCAAAAGAATAGCGTAATTTTGTGCCAATCGTTCATAATTACTGTCGTAACTTATAAAGTCAGCGTATTCACCACAGGTTTCAAACAATGCACCGTAATTAGTGACCACTGCTTGGCATCCAGCGCACATTGCTTCTATTGCTGAAATGCAAGAAGTTTCTTCAAATATGCTGGGATAAGCAAAAATATGAGCGTCTTGAAGGGCGGAACGGATCTCTTCGTTTGGCGCGTATCCTTTAACATTAATTCCAGGGGTGTTTTTTAATTCTGCAAACAGCTGATCAAACTGTCCCTCCAAGGATTTAGCAAACGACTTGCCGTAAATAATTGTTGAAGAATATACGTCCAGTTCAATGTCATCTCTGTTGAGAATTTGAAAAGCACGCAATAATACATGCAGTCCGCGCCAGGGGGTTGATGTGTAGATCAACTTGAGCTTACCTTTAGGTTTATGTTTTAGCTCAAAAGCTGTCGTTGCATTTTTAATAACAACTGACTTCCAGGCTGGCGTGTTGAATTTTTCCCTAAATTTTTCATAACACCAATGAGAGTCATAAATAAAACAATCAATTTTATCAACAAAATTAGGGCTCTTCATGCCCTGTACATTTTCTTGGTCGTAACTCAATTCTTGTAAAAGAATGTTTTTTTTACCTGGAACAATCAATTCAGGCCTGCATACAGAAACAATCAAGTTAATTCCGGAGAAATTTAACTTGCTTTTTAATGTTTCAACAAGGATTTCTGTGCCGCCTTTTGGTTGATCAGGCATTACATTCAAACAGGAAATCAACCTGGAGTAACTGATTGTTCCGATCATAGATATTATCGATGATGTCTCGCAAGTAGTATCCTTTTTTATCCAAGTAGCTGATTACACTTCCTGCTAAAGGAGCACCATGATTGTATTGCTGGACTGATGTTTCCAAGAGCAGATATCGTGGTCGTGTTTGTTTGAAGTATTTTTTGCCGCCTTTCAAAATGTCAAGTTCAGCGCCTTGTACATCAAGCTTAATTAAATCAAATGATGGAAAGTTTAAATCATCTATTGCATACATCCACTTTTTGAGCACCACGGGATTGGTGTAGTAGATCGTGTTCTCACGATAGATGGAACTTCCGGTTGTGCAGCTTTCCTCCGGAAGCGTGTAGAAATCTACTTGTTTAGTTTCTTTGCCAAGTAGATAAAAATCTGTGTTAAACGCTTGAAGGAATGGCGCCTGTCGTTCGTCTCCCTCAATACATTTGATGCGTGCACCAGGAAACAACTGATGGGCTAGGCGTGCAAACTCGCCGCGATAAGCTCCAACATCTAAAACACTTGTGACAGGGTGCTCTAGATGCTGGAGGCGCTGTCGAAACCGATCCATTGAGGGATCAGCTCAGAGAGGTAATGTCAAAATCGTTAATTTTTTCTTCCGTAGGGGTTCCGGTCATGCTGCCGTAGAAGCTATCAAAAACCATGTCCAGATGCACGGTATTGCAAAAATCCAACAGCTCAGCTTTAGTGAAATCAGCGGGCTCTTTATCTAAATACTCAACATCTGCTCCACGATCAAAATTTTTGATCAAACCATTGCAGCTGTATACAACGGTAAGATCCCAACTTTTTACTTTACCGTTAGTTTTAACAGTGGGGATAGCCCTGGAAAGTGCCTTGGTAGCACCGATAGCGTTAATAAAAGCCATTGTAAAAAACCTTACTCAATTAATTTTAACAGTTTTTTTGTATTAATTTACTTTGTCCTCTAATAAAGCAAGTCGTTCAGAAAGTTCTTGCACGGCTTTAACCAAAATTGGATATGTCTTCATGGGATCAGCTTCCCACATGTTTGGGTTGTCCTTATGAACAAGGCGTGTGTACTCACTACAGTTAAACGTTTGTTCAACTTGGTCCAGCTCTTGGGCGATAAAACCAAAATCTTTTCTACCTTTTTTGGAGCCGTCTCTGGTCGCCCAATCAAACTGAACAGGGCGCAGAGCCTGAATAAAAGTGACGCCAAAAGGTAAATTTTGAATATTTGTTTTATCTCGAACGTCTGAAAGCGTAGAAATTGTAGTATCAGCACAGCGAAGGTTTACAACATCCGCATTTCCAAGGGTGAATTCACCGGTTACAGTTGCTGCGCTTGCTTGAGCATTATTACCAATACAGGTATTGTTAACCCCAGTTGTTAAAGTGTTTCCTGCATTGTTACCAACTGCAGTGTTACCAGTGGCTATTGTATTGGCAATTAAAGTACCAAAACCAACTGCAACGTTACTACTGCCTGTTGTATTAGCACCTAAACCGCTAACACCAACTGCAACGTTGGCAGCGCCTGTTGTATTACCAATTAAAGCACGGTAACCAATTGCAGTGTTGTTATTGGCTATTGTATTAGCAAGTAAAGCAAAACTACCAACTGCAACGTTTTGAGTGCCTGTTGTATTAGCACCTAAAGCACCATAACCAACTGCAGTGTTGTTACTGGCTGTTGTATTAACATCTAAAGCACTGTCACCAACTGCAGTGTTTTGAGAGCCTGTTGTATTAGCATTTAAAGCAAGGTAACCAAATGCCGTGTTGAAACTGGCTGTTGTATTAGAACCTAAAGCACTATAACCAACTGCTGTGTTGTTATCGCCTGTTGTATTAGCATCTAAAGCAATATCACCAACTGCGGTATTACCAGCGCCTATTGTATTACTGTCTAAACATTGAAAACCAACTGCAGTATTATCAGCGCCTGTTGTATTAGCAGTTAAAGCATCGTCACCAATTGCAGTGTTACCAGTGGCTGTTGTATTAGAACCTAAAGCACTGATACCAACTGCAGTGTTACTAGAGCCTACTGTATTGGCATCTAAAGCATTGTCACCAACCGCAACGTTATCAATGCCTGTTGTATTAAGAAGTAAGGCATTTTCACCAATTGCAACGTTATTAGCGCCTGTTGTATTGGCATCTAAAGCGTTATGACCAACTGCAGTGTTACCAGCGCCTGTTGTATTGGTAGCTAAAGCATTGACACCAACTGCAGTGTTACGGGAGCCTACTGTATTAGCAACTAAACCACTAACACCAACTGCAGTGTTACCAGCGCCTGTTGTATTGGCAGCTAAAGCAGCACGACCAACTGCAGTGTTACCAGAGGCTGTTGTATTAGAAGTTAAAGCACTGGAACCAATTGCGGTGTTACTAACACCTGTTGTATTGACATCTAAAGCATTGTAACCAACAGCAGTGTTATTGTTGCCTGTTGTATTAGCTTTACCTACTTGATAGCCAATAAACGTATTGTTAATTCCTGTATTAACTAAACCAGCTTCAAAACCAAGACTGGTTTCAAATGGTGTAACGCTATCCGTCTGGCCGGATAAATTAGCTGAAGCCGAAACAGAGGCCCAGGTTGTAGTGCCATCTGAGTTTGTCTGTAAATATGTACCAGAAATTCCCGTTGTTGCTGGAAAGCTGAACAGACCATATGGACGAATATCACCGGAGCCACTGACAATTAAAACACCACCACTGGCGTAATAGGCACTACCAGAGATAACACCGCTTGTAAATACACCGCTACCAAAATATCCACTGCCGCTAACACTGATGCTACCTGTTGTAGTTTGTGTAAAGTTAGCAACTGTAAAGTTACCGGTTACTGCATTAACGGTTACAGCCTCAACTGTGGCGCCAGTAATGTACGTACCAGAAATACGAGTAAAGTTACCAGTTGCGACTGTTAGGTTACCAAATAAACCTGTATTACCAGTTACTGTGCCACCAGAAATGGTCACACTTTCTACCCTGGTAGTGCCGGTAATAAAACCAAATGTTGCGTTATCACCAACAACACTTTGCCCAGAAAGTTGCGTTGTAAATACACCACTTACACCACTGATTAATGTGCCGTTAAGTCTTGTAAAGTTACCAGTTGCGCCCGTTAGATTGTCAAATAAACCAGTATTACCCGTTACTGTGTTACCGGAAACAGTTCCGCCTTCTACTCGGGTAATACCTGTGACGTAGTTAAAAACCGCGTTCTCACCAACAAAATTTTCTCCAGAAACCTCTGTTGTAAATACGCCGCTTACGCCTGTAATGTTCGTAAAGTTGCCTGCGGTTCCTGTAATGGTTGCGCCAGAAATCTGAGATGTAAATACCCCACTAATTCCTGTAACTGTACCAAAATTACCAACAGCGCCCGTGACAATTGCACCAGAAATACTGGTGGTAAAAACACCAGAAACACCAGTGATATTGCTGAAACGGCCCGCATCTCCTGTAATGATTGCACCAGAGATTCGATCTGTGAATGCCCCGCTTACTGCATTGACGTTTGCAAAGGAACCTGTAATGCCTGTTATAACAGCGCCTGAAAGTTGAGAAGTAAAGACACCAGAGATACCCGTAATGAGAGTAAAACGCCCTGCATTGCCTGTAATAACAGAACCAGAAACTGAATTAAAAATGCCAGTGACAAAATTACCAGTTGTTGCGTTGATGGTATTACCAGTGACAGTTGCACCACTCAGGGTAGTGGTAAAGACTCCACTAACAGCTGTAACCCTGGTAAAGGAGCCAGATACACCTGTAATTGTGGCGCCAGAAATACTGGTCAGCCCGTAAATTTCGTTACCAGTCAAGATAGCAAAACCACCAGTTGCACCTGTAACTGTGGTGCCAGACAGTGTTCCGCTGACCGTAAGGCCAGATGAAATGGTTCCGTTACCGCTGATAATCAGGTTTCCGCCAGCAATAATGTTGCCTGTCGTGGTGATTGTTGGAATAGAAAGAGTTTCAACAAAAACGCCAGTCAGAGCTTCGATTCGTTGGAATAACCCACTTACTCCAGTAATTGTTAAACCAGAAACACGAGAAGTAAAGACGCCCGTTGTACCGGTAATTGAAGTAAACCTTCCAACATTACCCGTGATAATGGCGCCGGATACGTCACTAGTGAATACACCTGATACGCCAGTAACAACCGTTGCGTTAACAGATGTACCAGTAATTGCAGCGCCCGATAATTGAGTAGTGAAAGCTCCGAAAGATCCGGTAAAGTTCGTAAAGGCACCCGTTGCGCCAGTAATGGTTGTTCCTGAAAGTTGGGATGTAAAAGCACCCGAAACTCCAGTTAATGTTGCAAATAAACCAGTAGCTCCGGTGATAGTTAAACCAGAGAGCCGTGTAGTGAATGTGCCACTAACACCTGTGGTGTTTGTACTAAGAATCGCGTCACCAGTAATGATCGCGCCAGATAAACGGGTTGTGAAGACACCGCTAACCCCCGTAATATTGCTAAAGCGTCCTGCGTCACCGGTAACAACGGCACCTGAAATTTGAGTCGTAAAGACCCCATTTACACCCGTAACGTTTGTACCACTGATATTTGAAAAAATACCGGTTGCACTGTTAACGGTTTGTCCGGATATGTTGTTAAATAAACCTGTTGTACCAGTAATTGTTACCGCATTGACACGGGTAAAATTACCAGTACCAACTGTTTCCGTACCGACCGTTAATGTTGTGATATTTCCGGTTGTGGCATTAACGTTTAAACCGTTAATTTGAATACCAGTTATCGTCGCACCACTTAAAACATTTTGTACCTGTGCGTTACCAGTAACAACTAGGTGAGCAAAAGTACCAGTGCCACTAACGTTGAGTACGTTGGGGTTAAAAATTCCGCTAACTGTTAAATTGTTGGCAACAACCAGGGAGCCGCCAATTGTGATATCTCCGGTTGTGGAGTTAAGGTAGTAATTGTTTAAATATTGCTTTATATTGGCAAAATTTAATTTTTTATTCTTTAAACCGGGGTCTATTTCTGCAACGTCAACGACCATCAGCAAGTCGTCATCATTGATTGATGACGACAAAATTGCTGGCAGCTCTGTTATACGCCTATTAGCCACTACACAAACACGAGCTTTATAAAGTAAATTATAAAAGACCTGTGTTTAGCTTTATTTCATTCTAATTTCAACCCTGGGCAAAATATTGGTTGCAAAATACCAGGTACCTTGGGCGCCCAAAACCAAGCCACAGGCCATTGCAAAAACTAAAATTAATTCTGCAATGGTTAAATTGCGTCGCACATAAACAACTTGAGGGTTTTGTTGAATTGGAACTTGAAAACTGGTTTGTGCCTTTTGTGGAGGAGTGGAATATTCCTCTTGTGCAGGACGAAATTCTTGAGCCTGATCCTGACGTTGAAGCATGGTTATCCGGATCGCTTCTTGACGCGCCCGCTCTTTCAGGGACTCAAGCATTGCCGGATCAAGCGTCCCAGGAAGAGGGTTTTGAGGCGGAGTGGTGATTTGAGGTGGGGTGCTGTAAGGAACCTGGTCTTCCATAATCATGCAGAAAACTAATTTACACCCTAACATCTAAAGAGATCGTTTGAAGCAATGTCATCAATTGGTATCAGAAAAGGATTAGAAGACATTGCCCATGAGCTGAAGGGTGTGCGAAACATCCTGGCATCCATGTGGCATAGCCGGTATCAAACCGAAGAAACAGACAGGTTAAATCCACAGGCTTTTACTGATGAGTACATATCCACTGAAGAATGCTCTCGTCGCCTGGCAGTTTCTGATCAAACCATTCGAAACTGGATTGCAGTCGGAAAAAAACAACCAGAAAAAGGTTGGACTGAAGGATTGCATTACGTCAACATTGCTCCGGATCCAGGTAAAAAAGCGGTTATCCGTATTCCTTGGAACTATTTGGTAATGTCCTTTTCCAAGAATAAGGAAATTAGCTTGTCCGATTTCTATGGAAACAAATATAAAAGTACTCAGGAAAAACTTGAATAATGACTAACCGATTCCAAGATATTGATTTATTTAATCTCACAGTTAAGAACTGTTTTGAATATTTACCTGAATCCTTGTTTAATCAGGTTCAGGAATTTTTGCCGCCTTCTGGTTCTTTTGATGATGGGTGCTTAAGACGTTATTTAGAAAACATTAAAAATTATGAAGAAGAAGATGTCAACTCTGGAATGACATTGGCGAACAGGTTGCGAATTGCTTTTGTTGATATGAATCCAGATACTATTTGTGGTAAATTTCCACAGGCGGAACTTCCTCTGAAGCGCCGATTAAGATGCGTTGCAGAATACTTAATTCGTTCCGGGGAATTCGATAAACTCCGTGATGAAAATAACAAGCTTATTAAAAAACGAGGCAACCTAGGCAAGCTAGTGGTCATTTACAAACCATTACCAAAACTTCTAGAATCTCTTACAAAGCAGGGATTGATTCCAAATGAACCGTCGAGAAAAGTTGATTCACTCTGCGTTGCAGGGTGATGTAGATGAAACTAAAGCCAAGATGCTTGGCCAGACGGTTGATTTTATTTTGGGTGACATGGGTGAAATGTACTACCGTTTCTGGCAGGCCGCTGGTCCTGGTGTGATTTGTTTTCAACCAAAACAGGAACGCGGGGTGTTTTATATGTCGTTAGAGGAAATAAACAGTGCAAAAGAAGCGTTTGAGCGGGATAACAACCACGATCTGGTAGAAACGTTCCGTCGAATTCTGGAGGCCGCCCAAAAAATTGATCCCGAAGAAAAGGCAGGTTACATCATTAATGATGATGAAGGGATTCGTTATTTGGAAATCGATTACAACAAGGTAGTGGACGTATGAGCATTCGTCGCGTTACCGGCAGACGCGAAGATCTTGAATTGATAACGCCCACGGAGTTGGTACAGGCTGCCAATATTGTCATGGGTAGCATCAATCTAGATCCCGCCAGCTCTAAAGTAGCTCAAAACTATGTGCAAGCTGATGAGTTTTTCAGCCCACAGCAAGATGGGCTTAACATGCAACAGTGGTTTGGAAAAGTGTATCTCTTTCCTCCCAGTGGTTGCTACTACTTTGATAAAAAGTTAGATAAATGGAAGATGACCAGGGCTTCATCTCCGACCCTGGTATCGTCTCACGCTGTGTGGTTTCGTCAACTGTACCGAAAGTGGTTAGCCGACGAAGTGGAACAAGGTATATATTTCACCAACTGTCCTGACATGATTCGATACGAACAAAAAATCTTTGATTTTCCTATCTGTTTTCTGAAGACAGTACCAACGTTAATCAAAAATACTAGCGAAGGAATCGGACAGCACAAGACCTGTAGCTCATTTGTGGTGTATCTACAACCAAAAAGTAATTCCGGCGCTGCAACTATGAAATTTATTGAAACATACGAGCAATTTGGCCGCGTTATCTACTGAGTTCTGTATAGTTAAAGACGATTGATGGAATCCATGGGAATCCTTTGCGACACTGAAATTAAAGCATTTGCCCTGAACCAGGGAATGATCAAGCCGTTTACTGATCGTTTGGTAAACGAAGAAAGTGGACGCCGTATTTTGAGCTATGGACTTAGCTCATATGGTTATGACATTCGTCTTTCACCTAAACAGTGTTTAATCTTTGGGCGCATCCAGGAAGGAGTGTCCGATCCAAAAGATTTCAATCCCAAAATTCTTTCAGATTCTGAACTTTTAGAAGATGAGAAGGGGCAGTATTTTCTTCTGCCGCCTTATGGCTACTGTTTAGCGGTAGCAGAAGAACGTCTTCAGCTGCCTCAAGACGTGACTGTGATCGCCATGGGCAAGAGCAGCTATGCACGTTCTGGCATTATCGCTAACATTACTCCGGCAGAGGCTGGCTGGGAAGGTTATCTAACCTTAGAAATCAGTAATGCTACGGGTCAATTCAATCGCATCTACGCCAACGAGGGCATCATTCAGCTGTTGTTCCTACGTGGCACCCCCTGTGAGGTCTCGTACCAAGACCGGAAGGGTAAGTACCAGAACCAGGCACAAGAAGTCGTTTACTCCAAGGCCTGAGCATGAATCGCGATAACCTTGAGCAGAGGATGGATGTCCTTGAGATCTTGGAAAAACAAGTTGTGTTTCTTGAGAACCAAGAACTATCCTCTGCTCTGGCGCGGTTCCGACCAGAGAATACTCAGTGGGTTTTGAATATGCTTCAGGACTTACTCGGCCAGATGCAAGACGCCCTTGATTCTGAAGACTTTAGCCAAAATTGGAATTAATTAAAACCGTAGAAAGCACCTGATTGAGATCTTGGTTTTTTAGCGTATCCAACACTGCCTACAGTTCCGTATTCATCACCCATACTGGGAACTTCAACACCCCCAATCGTTGCTTCTGATCGTGGAGTTTCACCCCGTAACGTAGGTTCGTCAATAGATGCTTTCTGTCGAAATTTATTGGACGCCTTGGCGGCAGTAATGAAACGCCTAATGCGTGTTTGATCGTCATTAATTTCTGCAACGCCAGGACGCTCTTCTTCCGAAATACGCCGTAAGTCCGTATCGTAATTACGTTCGGGGTTAAGATCGGTTACTTCCGAACCAGAACTTCCTGAGTCCTGTCTTGGGTCGTAAGTAGGGTCAAAGAATCTTGGCATAGTATTATTGTAAGAGGAGTAACTCAAGTACTGAATATGATGCATAACGCAGCATCGTTCTTGGATGCGTTTGTACAAGATGAAGTAAAGTCACGTTGTCTTACGGAAGAAGACTTCGGTCAGCCTCTCGCAAATGAAGAAAATGATGTACCCTTATATGACATGTACAACCGAGGATTAGCGGCATGTCAGGAAGGGAACGAGAGGCAAAATCTTTCACTAGCAGAGGGTCAACGTCCTGGTCTGACAGGTTATATCCCCTCAGCGGAAGAGGGCTCAATGATGGGAGCCAGCCCGAAACCCAAAACTCTGGTGATGGAACTGGAAGCAGTACCGGAGGGGGAGAGGGACCTTTCCGCCAAACGTCGTGGTTTGCGCCGGTAGAAGACGATATCCCCTCCGACGTTGTTGGGCTTGATGAGTGTAAAGACGGTATTTGCCCTGTACCCTGGGCAAAAGCTGTTGACCTGTTGGAGAATTCAGAATTCCCTAAAGGTTTTGGAGAAAGCACTATTGAGTCTACGCTTCAGGGGCCTCCCGTGATTCAGGAAGATCCTGTAAACCATCCCTCTCATTACACTGATGGGGGCATTGAATGCATCGAAGCCATTGAGGCGGCTTTAACCATCGAAGAATTTCGTGGTTACTGCAAGGGAAATTGCATGAAGTATATTTGGCGTGAGCGCCATAAAGGCGGGACAGAATCACTGAAGAAGGCACAGTGGTATCTCAACCGGTTAATTGAATTAGGTGACGCTTAAAAAGGTTGTAGCTCATCTTCATCATCGTCGCCGTCTTCGTAAAACGCGCAGGCGGCGGCAAGTTCTTCCAGTTCGAGGTCGGTGGGTACGTCAAAATCCAGTTGGATATTTTCGTCCGCCAGAATTTCTTTAACTGCTTGCCATTCCATTAAACGTTGATGATAAAGATTCAATAGGGCTGAGTAAAGTTCATCCCATGTCATCTCCATGGCAACGATCTCAGCCTTACGCATTGAAAATTGGAGTTCCAGGGGCAGCTCAAACTCCCGTGGCTCTACTGATTTCTCCATTGCGTTTTTCATGGCTTTGATGAAACTATTTTAAGGCTAACCGGCAAATAACGATTCAATGGCATCTGTTTCTGAAAATACCCAGGGATCTTCATCGATTGCGAAGGAGTTGGCAAACTCCGCCAAAACGTATGGATTGATGTTCTCTTCCAACTGTCGTATGGCACGTACTTGGTTGGGAGCAGCGGTGTAATTACGAAAAGCTCTCATTAAAACTTCAGTTGAAAGCCAGGGGTTTTCGTTGATCTCGTGCAGAAAAAGTTCAACTTCCTCGCGACGCCTATCAATAAGGCCACCAATGACCCTATGGCTTTCATCAAAGATCCAATGCGTCATTTCTTCTGCTACAGCAGCCCAGTCTTCCTGTTGGATGCAATCAACAATGGGGCTGTAAAGAAACGGTTTCCAGCCTACCGAGTGAACAAAAGAAATCAAGCCCTGTTCCGTTAATCCATGCAGATGAATATCCAGATCTGCTAGAAGACCACGGATAGCTTTGACTTCACAGAACAGGTATTCCAGTGCTTTTTCCTTGGTGCACCATTGCCCTTTCTTAACGGGAGAACCGTCCGGATAATATTGGGTACCATACCCAATCGCGTAAGTACCCGCCTCATCTGCAGAAAACGCCTTCTCATTGAATCCTTCGTATTTACGAATTAAAGCAACAGCTTCTCGCAGATCAGACATGGGAGTACAACAAGTACTCCCATATTACACATATAAAAATACAGTTGTTATCGACCTTGGCCACGCATTTTTTTACGGCCATGGCTAGGCAAGCTATTTTGCCCTTGTCCTTGACGCGTTTTCTTAGGCTTGGACTCAAGTTTGACGCTTGTTACTGCTTTGGGTTTAGCCATGACGGGATTGAATTGGCGTTACCACTTTACCTCATCTACCATTTCACGCGGTGACTCCAGTACCTAGCAGACATGATTCCTGGATTTGAATCCTGGGCATTATGCCTTGCGTAATATGACTTTTTCCTGGCTTTATCTTTTTCTGTGGTTGGGTTCTTACCCGCACCTTCTACACCTTGCTGACCAAAACGGATAATCTTTTCCTCACCGCCTTTACATGCTTTTACTACATGCGATTTAGTTGCATGGCCAGGGGTACGACGTGGTTTGTTGCACGCCATTTTGTCTTTAGCAATCTTGGCTGCTGTTGCAGCTTTTTTTCTTTTATCTGACATTAGAGGCCCTTAAACATCGAAGCGAATTCACCGAGAAATGCTTGGCCAGTAGCGGAGTTAGGCGCTTCTTCCTCGTCATCATCTTTACCAATTCTAAAATAGTTTGTATAAAAATCTTTTGCTGTTTCTTTAGAAGTTTTTTCATCAACTTTTTTTTCCTCTTCCGGAAAGAAACCTTCAATCGTTCCAAGGGAGGCAAATGGATCTGATAGATCTAAACCATAAGTTTTCAACGCCTCATTTTTACCTGATTTAGTAAGCAATACCTGCTCGTTTCGATCTAGGTCAGGGAACATGTTGGTATAAAATTCATCCTCTGTTCCTTGGTATCCGGATTTTTGAAAAATAGAATATAACTCTGTTGTTGGTTTTGCTAAGTCATCTTTGTAATCTTCTGGACGATCAATGTACGTTACGCCAAGAATTTCTTGAGTTGGTTTTTCACGTTTTTCATTTAAGTACTTAAGCTGTTCTCTAATATCTTGAGCAGAACCGCTGCGTAAAGTTTCGATAATAAACTGTTTAACGTCATCAAGAGTACCGTCAACCTCAGAGATACCGTAACGATCTAGTACTTCTTTCCATGCTTCGGGTGTTTTTTCAGGATCCAAACCCTGAAGTATCTCATCAGCAAATTCTTCTGGTGTAATAAATCGACCAAAAACGGTATCTAATTTGAAAGCTTCTTCTTTCATGACCGGAACAACGGTCTCATAAAGATAGTTTTTAATTTTACTAGCATTTGTAATGTCATCAGCTGCATCGTATCCTTGACCTTGTCCTTTAACTTCAAAGTGCATACGTGCAAATGCTGCTTTGTTGTTAACGTCAATGCCAAAACGATAAATCTGGGAATTCCAATAAGGATCACCTGCTTTTGCTTTGGCCCAATCTTCTTCTACAGTTTGTTTTTGTTTGGCGTAATCCGTGGTGCGTGATTCGTCACCTGTTGGATTAAAGTAGAAATTTGGATCAAAAGAGCGAGACTCTTGTTGTTTGATTTCGTCAAGATATTTTTTACTATACAAGTTACCTAACGTTTTGACAGCGTCATAAGTATCTTGTGTTTGGAATGGGTTTTTTTCTTCCTGACGAACATCGAGATACTCAACAAATTCATCCATTGAACGTGCTGTATTAAATCGTGGCATTAAGTATTCATCAATATAGTTTCTGGCAAATTGTGCTTCAATATTCATCATTTCAGTTTTATCGCCAACTTGATAAGAAGTTGCAATGCCACGCTCTTTGGCGTCATCTAGGGTTCTGATGTCAGCTTCTAGGCGTGATTGAATTGGAACCAGTATGGATTTTGCGTCTTCACCTGGGTCGCCTTTGATTGCGTCAAGTATTGTTTTCCCTTCTTCTCCCTGTGCTTCTAAAAAAGTAACAAGCTTTTCAGTGGTATCAAATCCAGCTGATTTTAAAAACCCATCGTTAAATTTCCCTGTTGTTGCATCAAAAGGCTTTTTATCAGTAGAAGTAAAAGCGGAAATAATATCTTTTTTTTCTTCCAGGGGTTCAAATATTGAATAATCAATGCTGTATTTTTCTTTAATTGCTTTGTCAAACCACTGTTGCCAGTTGTAACCAACATTACTGCGCATACCAGTGACATTCTGAAGGGCGCCCAAAAGATCTTCTTCTGCTTTATCAGCAGACGTATAGGAAAGGATGCCACCAACACCAGTGTCTCCCAGAAGGCTGTTGGCAAGTTGTTTATTAATATCCAGAACTTCTGAAAAACCTGAGAAGCCACGGTAAAAACTCATTACCTCTTGCTCAGCTCGAACCTTTTTCATCTGTTGAATTGTATCTTTAAGTATGGTTTGATTAAGAGCTGCAAACTTTTTCGTATCAACCTGCGCTTTGGCGCCAATTAATTCATTAATGGCTTCCTCAAGTTGAGTGATGCCAGTGCCAGTATTAACGTTGTATGTCAGTGATATTTGTTTATCTTCAGGACGCTCTGACAGACGAAAAAGAGCTGCAAATTCATCTGCTTTTGTTGGGTCTAAATATTTTTCTTTTGCAAGTTGAGTCCAATAAGAATCGCCCTGGCGGGCTTTAGTCCATTCATTGGAAACTTCTGGGATATTTAATAAACGCTCAGTAATTGTGTCGGAATCAATCCCGAGTTGAAGATCTCGAATGTCTTGAATTTCTTTATCAGTTAAAACATTTTCTGTATATATGTTTGCCGCAATGATATCTTCTTCCTTGTTACCGCGCAGATTTTGCGCTTTGCCTGTGGTTGTATAGTGCTGCCAATAGTAATTATTTTCACCATAACGTTCAGTAATATCGATATCATCAGCAGCAACAGCTTTATTCCAGGCTGCGTTGACCGTTGGGTTTTGATTTTTGTAATAAGCGGGATCAAACGTACCGTGAGGAGGTGTCGCTCCAAGAGAGCTGTCCCATGGAATGAGTTTTTCTGTTTGATAAAAAAGTTTATAGTTATCTTTTGCATTGTCAATTACGGTTTGTGCATCTTTTGCACTCAAACCCGCCTTTATTAAATCTCCCGTAAAAAGTTGATCCCTATTGCTGACATAATCCCCGCCTTTGGTGGTAGAAGCAAGAGAAACGGTTTTGGAATAAACGTTATTTATTGCAGTATTTTGAGTGTTCTGCTTTAAATTATCAGCATTTAACTTAATATTGTTTGCGTTTAATTTTCTAGCTTCTTCGTTTAAGCGGTAATTTTCTTCATTTAATGCTTTATTCGCTGTGTTTGTAGTAGTATTTTGTGCGTTTAATGCTGTATTTGTTTGTCGTGTTTTTTCTATTTCTATATTTTTTTCTGCGTTATCTAAATTCTTTTGATAGTTAGTTTCGTTTAACTCTCTGTTTATTTTATTTGTCTTAGTGTTATTTTTATTCGTATCTTCATTGATATCATTTTGAATTTGTATTCTATCCCAAGCAATTTTATCAGTTGTATAAGTCCCGCCCGGCTGTCCAAAAACTCCAGTCGGATAGTCTGCAGGGTTTGGTGCAGGAGTATTGTCTATTGGGTAGTCTGTACGCAGTATGGGATAATCAATTTTGTAATTAGTAAATAAAAGATTGGGGACAGGATAATTTGTTTTTAAATTTGTAGGATGTTTTGTAAACCTGGAAGTGTCGTTATCAGTTTTAAAAGTTGTTGGGTAATCTGCTTTTTCATTAGTAACAACCCATGAACGTTGTGCCGCATCGTAACGAATGGCCATTATTACAAACCTTTTTTAATATCTTACCAACAATTAAACCGCAATATTTGGCTGCAAATTAAAATAACTTTCTTGAAAAAGGTCAACCAACTCTTGGGAAGTCCAGGCTTTAATCCTATCCAGTTGGATTTGTTCAAAAAATTCTTGTTGTAGATACCACTCTTCCATCTTTGTACTTGCTTTATTTGTGTTACACCTTCTGCACGCAGGGACCAGATTATTTCTGTTGTTAGATCCAGACTTAAACCTTGGAATTACGTGATCCAAACTTGTTGCTTCTGCCTTGCAATAAGCGCATTGGTTATCCCAAGCTTCGTAAATGGATTGTCGATAGCGTCTCTTGGCTAGTTTGGGAGTTAATTCAATGAGCAGGGCGAGGGGTTCCTGTTCACTATTGAACATGCTCTTTAGTAGCTGTTAAACCATTTTAATTTCCCCTTACATGTATCAACACGTAACAAAAATCTAAAACAAAGCTTAAGGAGCTTGTGGGTTGTGGCTGGAGCGTTATCCTATCAGTGTACACGTTTTTGTGCGTCATGATCAAAGCAAATGGGTGGGTCACCATCCAAAAGGCCGAAGAGCTTCTTGGGCTTGATCGAAAGACACTTTTCAAATACCGCGACAACGGTACGTTAAAACTAGGGCCGCATTACGCCGCTTTCCCTGAAACACGCTCTCGCGATACCTATCGTTGGAATGTTTCAGCTGTCAGGCAACAGCTGAAAAAACACGAGAAAGCTGCTTCTCTGGTTTGAAGGGACGAGTATGATCTTTACGGATGCGATGCGCGAGCAAAAGATCAGTTATGTTTAACTGAGTTTCTTGATAAGCCATGGCTCTGTATAAGGAAAAAGACAGGAAATCCCAACGGCTCTGTAGTTTGCAGGGCTGTTTTTTTTTGAGTTCAAAAAGTAAAACCCACTGTGGATGCAGTGGGTGGATCATACGTTTTTTACCGGGAACACAAATAGAATCGTCATCACTCCAATGGAAATCAATTAACTGATCTGGTTTGATTCCAAAGGTGGCAACCATGGCATAGAGCCACGCTACATCTTTTGTTTTTTTATGAGAAGCCAGCTGAAAGTACTCATCTACAATCCGCTGATCAACAGGCGGTGCTTGAGACATGGCTGAGATGAGTTGGATGACCAAATCCTAAGAAGGCGTGGTTTCCACTCGCAAGTAATAAAAAATTTCTTAATCAGTCCTGCTGGACTAATACAAGTTTACATTATATTACTCTGGTCCAACACCACTTGAGAAGGCTCCCCAGGCCAACCCAACTGCTTCCATGGTAGATAGCTCGCCTGATGTATAGGGAAGGTGTACAACATCTCCTGGGGTGTACACAATGGGGCTCCCGCTAAAGAATACGGGACTAAAACCAAACTGGCTACGGCTTAACTGTTCTTCTGATGTTACGTACCGTGTCTCAACCACGTCACCAAATTCAACGCTCATGTGAAAGAACCATCCTTATTTTGAAGGGAAAAGTTTTCCAACCTAATAAAGCTAGTTGGAATGTTTAAAAGTTTTTGAAGCATTGGCAACATTTGTGGCGATTGTAGATTCTTGGGTGGCATATCCATGTACGACAAGCCTTTAATAGAATTCATGTAGTTGATATTGTTTTTTACATTTGCCAGCTCCCTTGTTAAACGTTGTTCCCAGGCCACGATTCCCTCGTCCATTTCTACAGGTAAGTCAGATGGTTCAGGTAAAAGAATCCCTTCCTGGAAACGGAGGGCGTAAATGTGTTTGCAGTAACGCATCTCTTCTAACAATGGACTCCAGTAGTCACTAAAGGAGATGATCTGATTGTCCTTAGCTTTGTAGTCGACAAACGTGGAGGGGCCTTCTGATGCGCCAGGAGAACTTGTGTTCCTCAAGTAGCGGCCACCAAACTCGCGGAATAAACCTGGGTTATCTATAGACTCAAAGGTTAGCTCAAGATTTCTATTGTTAGTAAGCTCTGTGTCAACGTTGTTGTTTACGTTGCCAAAAGAGTCGGTTAAGATTTCATGCCGACCAAATTTCAAACCCGCAGGCCTGGTATATGGGAATCTTTTTGTTGTTTGATTTTCATTGCGTTTACTAAAATCAGCGTAACTACGACGACTAAAATCTTGGCAAGTGCAGGAGTATCTACTGCCAAGAATCAAGAAACGATTAAAAGCAGGCGGCCTAGTAGCAGGGGTAACAAAAACTCCATCAATGGTTGCCTCAAAGGATCCATTTTTCTGTAGCTTCAGGATTCCATTGTCCTGATCGATGTCTATCAAAAGGGACTGCACGTACCCATATTTGGTATCAGTAGCAGGATTGAGTGATGCCGCAGTAATAGGAATACCTTCTGCTGTTAAAACGCGATCTTCCACAACCTCGCCAATAAGAGGTTTAAGGTTGGGACCACCACCAACCCCTGGTATATATAAAGGAGGGGGAAGTGGGTTGGCCGAAGACCAACTCCCCGCAAGTTTTACATACCAGTAGTCGGCGTCTTCTGTATAAGAGTCGACGCTGGCCCTTGTTCCCGTGCTATCAAATACATTATCAAAACGAAGAAGAGCACTTACACGGCACCCTGTCCAATGAATGCCAAATTCACGGTTTGATGTAGGGAATCCTTGTAGAACACCAATAATTACTGGGTCATTACCAGGGGGCAACGAAGTTCCTGCTGGTACAGGTAGTGTGTAACGAAAAGGAAAGTTATATGATTTTTGAATACCTACTGCGACAGCAATCTCATAACCACGTCTCCATCGTGCCCAGGCAGACTCGCGGTCCATGGCAACGATAGAATTTGGTACCGAACTCCTGGAGAATTCAGTGGTAATTGGTTTTATGGCACCCAGCTTGTAATCTGTGCGGTTGTTAAAGGTACCAAATTGACCTCCAACTTTCTGCGCCATTTTTAATAGAAACCGCCTTGTGCGTAAACGTGTGCGCCTGGGGTATAACCAGAAACGTTGGGACCGTCCGCAAATACACCAACATAAATACGGTCGCCACGCTCTAAGTAAATACCACGGTTACGAAGAGGCACACCGTTAGCCAGATCAGTAGTATTACCTGCGGCCACAGTTGGAGCAGTTAGTTGTGGCATTACATCTGAACAATCAACACGTTGAGTGTTGGCTGGCACTTGTTTAGCGAATAAAAGTCTGTAATCTCCAGACGCAGGGATGGGGGTTGTGGTACCACGGGTGTGATAGAACACGAAAGTAACTTCTGGCTGATTGCCATAGCTGACACCGTTGTAGTTAAAACCGCTTGAAGTGCCACCTGAATATACCAAGTTAGTATTAATTCCTGTCAGGGTAGTTGCACCGGTATATGTGTAATAACCAAAACCACTGGCAGAAGGATTGGCGAGAACACCGGTTTGAGATACAAATACTATTTGACCACTGGTCAAAGAAATCACAGTGCCAGAAGTGCCGCTTGAGACGACGTAATCAGCATCACGATAATAATCGTTGCGGACAATACTGATCGAATCAATCACGCCACCATTATTATTATCTTCCTCCAGGGGCGCATCCATGTCCACCAAGATGGAAGGGGCCTGACCACCCTGCACAAAAATTGTATTGCCGGCCTGATTACCCACGGTTTGAGTTGTGACACGCACAGAATCAAACAGTGGGCGGTCAATCAGGAGGGGCTGCTTATTCGTAGAAGTGCTGGCCACGTCTTTGCTTTACTTTTTTCTCATTATAAAGGACTGTTATGCCCTTGGTGTTAAACCAAACTCAGTCATGAAAGACATGTAGTCAGTAAACCCTTTTGGATATTTGACAGCTTCATTGAATAAACTTTCAGGATTCCTCTGAAGATTGAGGAATCGCTGAAAGGATTCACTGTCCATCGTTGTTTCAGTATTAGGAGCAAACCGAAAACGATTAGATCCATACACTGAACGATAGTATTCGCCAGGGCTGTACTTATCCGCATAATCAGCGTATGACATCAGTAAAGGCCTCCAAGTGGACCTAAGCCCATCGTGCCGAACACATCTGGGACACTAGGGAATGCCCGTTGCATCAAGCCTTCCATCAGACCCGCCTTAACCGTATCCAACAGTGAGGTTGCCTTCCGCTTCCGAAGAGCGGTTGTCAACGCCTCTGTTGAAATTTGCGGTTCGATTGCAGGTGCAGGTGCAGGCCTAGATACCGGAGCAGCCGCAACCGGCGTTCCAACAGGAGGTATATCCCCAAGCACACGACGTGCGTTGTTATAAAGATCACCTCCTTTGCGGAAACGTGGCAAAGCACCCGAAACAGAAGTTCCAAAAGAATCCTTTTGATTTAAAGAAACATTTGGATTTCCACCAAGGACAGTGGCATAAGCACGACCAATACCCATGCCAGGCCGGTAGCCACGGTCTTCAAAATAACGGAGAACAGCAGGCATCTGACCAGCTCTGGTCTGTGGACCTGAGATGCCATACATCTGTTGCTCATTCTGTCCAAATTGAATTAGGCCTTTGTGGCGTCCACCAGCACCCCCAACAATATTGGGGTCCATATTGGCGCCAGACTCCAAAGATAGGAAGGCACCAAACTCATAGGGGTCCAGGCCAAGTTTCCTAGCGCCTTGGATAATTGCCATGCGTTCTTCTTGTGGAAGAATACCAACGCGTGCGGGAGCCATCTTTACCGGTTCCTCCCTTTCAGGCGTTGTAGTTCGCGGTAAGCAAGACCGGGATTCGCTTGAGCCCATTGCATCAGGGCTTCTGGTTGCATCCCCATAGCACCACCAAGATCCTTCAGCTGGCGCTGTAGCTCTCCAGTCTGTTCCATACTCCTACCCAGTTGCTGCTGGCCCGCATAGAAGGAAGGAAGGGAGACACCTGCAGGAGCAGCGTACTGCTGAGCAGCATTAAGTACTTCTTGAGAGAGTTGGCGTTGTTGGACATTTTGACGTTGTGCGGGAACACCGGCCCCAGTAGACATGCCAGCCCCGCCATAGGTAGGGCCACCTGCAAATGATCCACCAATGGGAACATCTGAGGCAATGGGTGTCTGTTGTCCGGCTTGTGCTCCAGAACTACTTACACCCGGAGGTGGCGGCAGAGGAGGAGCAGGAGGCGGTGGAGAACCACCACCGCCAAAAGATTGGCTTGCAGGAATAAATATATTATCAGGAGGATTTAACGCTCTGCCTGTTTTGTAATCATAAGTAATCCCATTAACTGTATAGTTTTGACCAATATCTCTTAGAGCATTGGATTGACGAATAAGCTCAGATTCATCTTTTGGTCCTGCCGGGGTTGCACCAAATATAGTTGTGACGCCAAGTTTAGGAATTACTCCGCCGGGTGTATAAGCAAAAAGCTCGGCATTGCCTCTATTAACATCATTTTCAGGAAAGAAAGCAGAAATTGCACCGCCCGCAAGATATGCTCCTGCATTAAGAGGGTTTAAAGGATTAAAAAGCTTACCTGTTTTTCCCAATAAAGTTGTGGGTGTTCTGGTTGCTAATGGGTTCAAAGCCGTAGGGCCAATCCCTTGAAGATTCCTCATCAGGCTGCCCACCTGACCAAAGTTGATCCCACCACCACCGGCTAAAGTACGCGCAGCCTTCTCAGATGTTCCACCAAATTGCTTTAGGAACTCACGACGCAAAGCGGGATCTCTAGCAAACTGACCACCCGTTTGAATTGCGGTTTGCAGAGGGCTAGTAACTACAGCTTGTCCAGTGCGAATAACATCTCCGATAACAGGAGCTTTTAATGCACCGGTTGCGTACTGTTGCGCACCACGCGCCAGCTGTGGGACAGCACCTGCAGCTTCTTGGATAGCACGGTTAACCATCCCTGCCTGAGCAGAACGCTGAATACCGGCTGGCATACCAGCCACGTCGCTAATTAACCCTGTAAAACGTGCGGGAATATTACCAAAGTTGGGGCCGGCAAACTGACCGGGTAGTCCACGCTGGAGCACATTTTCAGCTTTGGATGCCAGTGCGCGATACGTTTGCGGATTGGTGACAGTATCAGCAACCTGTCTAACAGCTTGAGGTGCTGCTTTGGCACCAAAACCTTTTACTGCGCGAAGAGCGGCTGGAGCGCTTCGCATGAACATCTGCAGGAATGTATTACCCATTAGCGCCAAACCTCATGAAGATAAATACGAGAACCCACTGCAGTATCAGCTGGCCCAGGTAAAGCCTGAATAAACTCTGCACCTGATCGTTCATAACGATATCGTGCCTGAAAAGGATCCTTGTAGTTTGGAACGTACAAGATATTTGCTAAACGATTAGTTTCGTAGAGATAAATTTCATCCCAAACTTTAAGAGCTTCTTTGGCGTTGCTAGAACGAATTGTACGATCAACGTCGCCAATGATGCTTTCTAACCGAGTAGAAGGAGAAGTTGCGACTTCTGTTTTCTTTTCAGCCGTATCACAACGGCCGATTTGAATAACAATTTTGTCATAGAAATATGAATCTGGTACGGTATTCATGGCTTCTTCCAAACGGGCGTAGTCCCCCGCTGGCACGGAAACCGTGAAATAGCCCAGGTGATACCTGACCCTACTTTTGTCAAAGTCAGATAACTGCACTTCTAACTTCCAGTATCAATTAATTATAGTTCTAGAAAATCAATCATAATCCAAAAAATTGACTTGTCGCATACTGTTGACCCTGAAGGTAAGGGTCGGAACCCGTGAACTGAGAAAGAAAGTTTCTAGGTGTTAATGCTTGCTGAAGTGCACCACCAATCAATCCTTCCTTCAGCTGCTCCATCAGGGGCTTAGGTTTTTCTTTTTCGCCAATCACATTGATGAGTGCATCAATCAGTTTGCCTTGTTGCGTTTGGTTTTCAATTTGATTCTGGACATACGCTTGAGCCCAGACCTCTGGCGTAACGTCAGTTGTGGTTCCTGTTGCGCTTGTAGCGGCCTCGTTGCGCCGTGTAGTAGCCGCCTGGGGCAACTCACTTAAATGGAACGTTTGTAGCTCGTAGGGGCCAGTACGTAATGCAGATACATTACCTGCAGTGCCTTGGCCTGAATGTGTTGAAACAGATCCCTGACCAAGAAAGCGAAGTGCAGTTCCTTCCGGAAAGCCGTAATCTTCACCTTTATGATCTGTAGAAGCGCCAGGAGAAGGAGCAGTCCTTAATCCCATGGGACTGGTGATTGTTGCAGCTGGATTTAAACGGAACCCCTGGGACTCAGGGCTATAAAGTTGCTGCCAGTTCTCTTGGTTAGGTAAACGAAACTGAAGAAACTGTCCAATATCTTTACGAGCTTTAGAAAGAGGAAAACGTTTCCCATCCTTCATGACTTCCCAATGAGCATGAGGGCCAGTGGACGTACCTCCAGTGGCACCAACTTTGCCCAAGAATAACGCTGGCCCTGCCATCTCTTTTTCTTTTTATTTTAAAACTAAAAAACCCCCCAGTTTCCCAGGGGGTAGAAATTGTGCGTTAGAAAAAGTTACACACGAATTAAATTAGCTGCCAGGACGGCATCCCAGTCAACACGTTTGATCTGCCTGAGCTGCTCTAAGTTGTTGAACCTTTCACCCGATAAGGACATTTGAAGGTCTTTAATTTCTCGGGCAGTTTTAAGACCAATGCCTTTAATGTGATCAGCGATCATTTGGGCAGTGGCACCGTTAATGTTCAACCGTGTTTCCGGAGGAAAAGAACGGGGTTCTTCCTGTGCAGCCTTGTCTTTAACTTGAAGAGTTTTAACCTTTTTTGTTGCCTCTTCATCGGGCATCAGTTCGGTTTTGTAAGCGGTGTAAAGGAGACCGTCTTGGTCTTCAACCATGAACCAATCACCGTTGTCCCATTCACTTACAACCTTTACTCGTGCACCTGTTTTTTTATGCTGATACAGCATTGCGGCAACGGTAGACATAGGACCAGAGCATTTCTGGTCCTAGTTTAACTCAATCAGCTGACAGTGCGGCCAAGTAAATAGCCGTCAATATCCTCGTAACCAGGAGCTTCATCCGGTTGGATGTAGCAGACTTCCACAACCAGGTAACCGACACGGCCTGCGACAGAATCGGCATCTGAAATGTAGATGCCACCCGAAGTACTGGTGTCATTAGCAGCACCCTTAGCAAACACCTTCAGGGTGGTGCCAGTGGTAGCGGCGTAGTTAAGAGTACCGCCAGACACGCCAGCGGCGCCAGTAGCAGTAAGGAAGGGGTTGGTGCCATATGCAGCACTGCCACCAGCGAAATAAATCTTGGTAGCGGCGTCACCGGACACAGTAGAAGTCAGGTTGGCCTGAATGGGGCCTTCACCCACGCCAGAAGCAGCAGTAGGACCGCTGGAATCGCGACCAAAGGAGATCACGTTACCGGTAGCGGCGAACACACCAGAAGCAACACGGCCATCGCCCCAGCCAGAAGCCACTGAGATCGCGGCGCGATACACATAGGCGGGCAGGGTTGTGGTGCCAGAGATCACCATTCCGGTGATGTCGGGGCGCGTGTCGTCCTGGCGATAAGGTGAAGGAACGATTACGTTTCCGGTTGCCAGAGGAGAACCAGAAGTTTGGGTAACCGCGACATAACCGCGTTGTTGGAAGTAACGGTAACCAGGAACAGCCAACACAGAGGTGGGGCCGCCTTTCGAAGCGTTATTAACGCCGTCGTCGTTGGTATCAATATTCTTGTACCAACCGTTCAGGGGCTCTGCCCAGTTACCTGGGTAGATTTTCTTAGCGGACAAATAGGTCATTTATTTTTTCCTATGTTTGTATGTAATTTAATTATCAAACAGTGCCGTCGTCTTGAACGAAGCTGTAGGCGGTGGTCACGAAGTCCTTGTTCAGGATTTCGAAGCCAGCGTACAGTTGCCAGATCAAGATGATGAAGCGGCTGAAGTCGTCGTTGTTGTTGATCAACACCTGAGCATTCGGGCCACCGATACCAACACCCACAGACTGAGGACCAAAGAAGAAACCTTGGGCAACTTCCTTGGCGCTGTAGCTAGAGCCAGCGTCGAAAGAAGCCTGGATATTCTTAATCGGGAAGTTGGTTGACTCGAAGAACTTCACGCCTTCAAACTGGACGCCAGTAGGCATCACGGGCTCACCAGCCAGGAAGTAGCCCTGACCAGCTTGGGGACCCATGTAGAAGCTGGCGTTGTTAGGCATCATGGGGTTACCCATGTACATGCCTTGGCCAGGGTTGCCGGCGTAACGAGCGATCTCGCGGAAGTCGGGGTCACGACGCAGGTGCATCATGAAAGTAGGATCGCAAATGCAGCGATACAGACCATCAGAGAAGGTCGGCACGTTGCGCTTACGCAGATCCTTCACCACGTTCAGCAGGTCAGTACGCACCGAGAACTGCTGGAGGTCAGCGGTGTACTCAGTGCTGCTGTAGGTGATTTGACCAGAAGCATTCTTGGTCTTGCTACCAGGGAAGAAGTAACCACCCTGAGTAGTAGATGCAGCACCGTTAGCTTCAGCTTTGGAGAGTTCGTCAATGAACACGCGGTCGCGCCAACGACGATAGTCATCGAGCAGCGTCAGGCTACCGATGGACTGGTGGAACATGTTAAGGTTCCCGGTGTCCAGCAGCAGACGCTGAGCAGTGATCAGAGTCTCGCGAGCAATCTTGAAGGTGCTGGGCTGGGTCGGATCACCCGGGTCTGCAGGGCCAGTGTATTCCTTAAGCACCACCAGGACTTTCTCCTTGGTGATGTTACGGCTGTTAGCAGTACCAATAGTCTGGTCGGACACGCGCTCACGGCTGTCCTTGGTACCAGGGGTACCCCAGAACTTATAGCGGTCTAACTGAACGGTTTGACCAGGCTGACGAGTGAAGTCATGAACGACCACAGGCTCGACTGCCATTTCTGCAATGTAGGCAGGATGGGGACGGTAAAGTTCCGCACCCAAGATTTTTGGAAAATCGTTATCAATGAACACTTTTTGTTATCCTCCAGAGTCTCAGGAAGGTAGGTTATCGGGTGAAAGATTTAGACATTTATATGTCTTATCTAACACAAATTTTAGCAGTCGGTAATTTATTCAATTACCGACAAACTATCACTCCATTACGAATAATTTATTCGCAACAACTTGGGGCTGAGCGTGATTCAGAACACGCCAGGCATTCTGGGGATCACGAGCCAGGGTTTCGTTAAAATCTCCCCAGAAATTACCGGGTTGCTGAGGAGCAGCAGCAGCCGGAGGAGCGGGCATGAAACCCAGTTCAGGTTGTTGAATCTGCTGGGTGGGATAACCAGGGGTTTCCAATTGGGCCTCGCTTTCGTACACAGGATAAGGACCTTCCGGACCAAAGAACTTCAGCGTGTAATCGCTGAGCACGTCAGGGTTGGTCAGAATTTCGTTATAAGCGAGGTTCTCTTGGTGCTCGTTTACAGAAAATTCAGCGTAACCCTTGACCGCCTCACTTGCGCGGTTTCCCCATGCGACGGCGCTGTCCAGCATTGTTTCCAGCTGGAGTGCGTAGTTGTTCAGGATTGACGGGGCCTCGATCCCGAACGCGTCCATCACCTGGCGGGACTCCTGGCTCATTCCCACCAGGTCCGCGATTGCCTCCAATGATGGAGTCGAGGAGGTTTGGGAAGAGCTGGGCGAGTATGCCTGGCTGGGATATGAGGTCGGCGGAGCCGATTGTGGCGTAGCTTGGGGGCTGGTCAACCCGTAGTTTGCCGGGGTATAGGTCGTCGGTGCCGACTGTTGACCCTGGAACGGGGATTGAACTGGTGCGCTCAGAAGGTTCACCACCTTGTTGAACGCCGATTCCCACGGACTCGAGATTGATTCCGCCGTCTGGACCGAGGGGGATTGGGGGGCGTACTGAGACGGCGCGAATTGGTAATTGGGGCTCGCCTGGGGCACTGCTTGGGGGTAACTGGTACCCACCTGATAAGCCACTGGAGCCGCCTGCACCTGAGGTGCTGCCACCACGTAGCTGCTTGGAGCTACCGCTACGGGCGACGGTTGGCTCGTCTGTGGGATCGATTGGACGGTAGCGTCCTGCATAACTCATCTCCTTTTGTAGAGCTTCTAAAGTTCGATACAGATATGGAGTTAAATCCAATCTTGGATCCGCAGCCATCGGAAGATCCGGTGATTGCGGGTGGGGGGTCTGCATCATTCCTCCCACTAAGCGAGCAAACTGAGAGTATGCACTCTGTAGTTCGTTCACCATCCTGAACGGGAACCCAGATAACATCTCGGCCCGTTCCTCATCCGTTTTAGACGGAAAGAGGTACTTCAGTGCTTCAATGCTATCAACACCTAATTCTTGTAGATTTCGAACAACAATGGAGTTGTTCAAAATATCTTGTGTTGAATCCTCGTAAACAGGACCCATCCATCTCCAAAGAATCGTTACGTCCCCATCTGGAATCAAACCAGTAACACCAGGTGGGATCTGTTGGGTTTGAACAGAAGCAAGCATTAACTGCTTGATTTGTTCATTAAAGCCGTCAAGTGCGGCTTCGTACAAATCCAATTCATCTTGGCTTGCTCCTTCTGCTGGATCAATTGGTTTTTCAATGCCAGCGGCAGCGGCCAATGTTTCTCGGAACATGCGTTCCTCTTGAAAAATAATTAATTCCAGGCATCGACTGATGCCGTGGGTATAAATAGAATTTGCTTTTTTCTTAGATGTTGCTGCAACTCGCCCAAACAAAGATTTGTATTCAGTAGCAGTGACGCCAGCAGAAATAGATAGCTCATCTACGCCACCAAGAGCGGTACGAATTTCTTCTCTGTATTGACGGGCAAAAGCATTTTGATCACCCGTAATAGCATCAGGGACAATATAACCAACACGGTCGTTTGGTTCCAGGTTTGCAATTACGCGTGGCACACGAATCTGACCGTCAACACCCCGAGTAATTGGATCTTGTTTAAACGTAGAACGACTATAAGAACTTAAGCTGCCAAAACCAGAGTTCGCGGCAATTGACGGACGTTGTACCGCACCATCAGTACCCGACTCCATTAGGTCCGTCTTAGGACGAGACGACAGAAGAGTAGGGTTACCAAAGAAAGTAACGTTCTTCCGCATGGTGCGAACCAAGTCATCGTGCGTCACGATATGGTTGGCAACTGCATCAAACTCGCCATAGCCTTCCATGGCAAATCCCTTCGGGTTGTTGAAGATCTCAACGCAAGGGATAAAACCTAAGGAGTTTTTAAAAGTTTTGGTTTTTCCAGGATTAGCAAAAGAAGGCATCTCGAAAGACATCTCTCCTTCCGAGTGCGTTTCTTCAATCTGTTTAGCTTTAATTGAAAGTTTGATATAACGTTTAGCGCCTTGATCTGCAGTCGTTGCACTGCCGGTTACGTTTGTGACATTGATATTATCACCAAAACCAAAACCACGACGCACCTTGTAGCTGTAGATGATGATCACTTCCTCCAGCTCACCATCTACGTTGTAGAAGCTGCGATATTCGTGCTCACGGAAATAATAAAGCCTGTAATTCTGTTTGGTTGGACGGATATAAAACAACCCTTTGCCGTCACATAAAAAGTAATCCCAAATGGAATCCAAACGGGTATCGAGCTGGTTGTATTTCAGTACGCGATCAATGAAATCTTTACGCTGATTACCAAAGTTATCTTGACCAGGAAAAAATTCAACACCCTGACGAATGCCAAACAATTTCATTTGCGCCAGGTGGGAGGCAACAACGCTCGTGTCAACAATAGCGTTACCATCTTTCTCGATATACGCGTTGACAATTTCTTGCAGTCTGGCGCTAGAGCTAGTTGCCATTCACTTGTTGCTCCGTTTCTTTTTTAATCTTAGCAGTTTTTTTATCTTCTTTTTTCTTCTGAAGCCAACGACCAAAAAAGGTTAACTCAGCCGGAGTGTATAGCTCCGGATGCTTAAGCGCTTGTTTGATCAGCTTCTTTGTTTTCACATTACGCCCCCAAAGTAGAGCCCTGCTTGGCCAAGTTGTGGCCCACGATAGAACTGTGAATTTGCCATACCTGCCATGTTGCCGATGGCATTAGGAAGATTACTGCTACCCATAGCCATTGGAAGGCCCAAGGGAGAAGTGCCTGGCATTGGTTGGGGGCCGGGGCGTCCGTACACATCTTCTACTGCCTCCTTGCTTTCACCAGGAAGAACAGGTTGACCCCCTGGCTTTTTGCCAGGAATTTGAAAAGCTGACCCAAAAGGATTGCCCGCCATCATGGGAAGACGCATAGCACCTTCGTTACCCAGGCCACCGCCGTAAAACCCACCTGGTTGAGTTGTATAAAACATTTACTTCCGTATCAATTTTTTTATTTTACTCGTCTTCTTCTACTTCATACAAAGATGGATCAGCAACTTTTGAGATGTGGATGCCATCACCTTGCATATCCCAGTTCACAATATCTCCTTCTTTCCAACCGAGTTCTTCCATTAACTCATCTGGGAAAGTGATAAATTGCTCACCGTTTTCGTCTTCTTCCACCTCAAGAATGTAGCTCATTTTGTCAAAAGCTTTTCCATTAGCTTATCAAGTTTGTTATTAATTTCGCGAAAATTATCATGCATTTCTTGAATTTCTCTTAAGAAGTCCACCTTTAAAACGTAGTCCAAAGGCATTCGATTGATTTGATCTTCCAAGATATCAATCCTCCGTTTCTGTGAATTTGTGTAATCAAAAGCTTGTTGAATATCTTTGTTTTGGCGAGCTAAAATTTTATTAGCAACCCAAGTCCCGCTGCTAACCGCAGAAACAACAGCAGTAAAAGCTAATGCCAAGTATTCAGGACCCACGGTTTAAACTTACTTTTCTTCTAATTCTAAATTTAAAAATCAAGATGGAGTTGCCCTTTCCTAGCTAAACCTGTTACTAACCATACCAACGCATCCACACAATCGTCATGGCTACTGACGCCGAAATTCGTGAGTTCCTCGAAGAGATTTGTGAAATTCCTGAAGCGGTTGAAGATGATTTTTCGATCTTCAAACATGCCAATGATCCCCCTAAACCGTGCCAACTTGTCCGCACGGAATCCTTTAACGGGATGCCAAATCAAATTGTAGAGACCTTCGTTATTCAAACAAACCCGTTTAAAGTCGGCTTCCAAAGATGCTTGGTACTGGACGGCTTCTGACCAAATATCACACGTAGAGTAAGTCGGGAAATAGTTATCGTTAGCATCTTTACCAATGATGGACCAGTCATTGAGTAACTCTTTCATGGCGTCTAGTTTTTCCAGATTACCCATGACCCGGATACGACGGTAATCAATGATATGAATACGATCTCCGATGCGACCGCCTAAAATCATTACCGTGTAATCGTTTTTTTCTTTTACGCCTGCAGATAAGTCAACACCAATTCCAAGTGTATCGAATTCAGTTGAGATCTCTGCTTTAACAATTAATTCTGGTGCCAGAGATAGTTCGTTCTGTCGAACGACTTGATTCATATATTGAAACGAAAAAGCGATTGGCGCTTGGCGTTTCTTTTCTTTTAAATAATCCAACGACCACATTTCTGGCCAGTAAGATTCCTCATCACCAGTAACCGGATCAGTTTGGATGGCAGAAAGAACAATCTGTGTCCAATTGTTTTGTTCATTAAATGTAGTGGAGTGAATATCATCATGCCTAAAGCGGGTGCCAAGGCATATAGCCCTGCCTCCTTCGAACATGGTAGGTGCGATCACCGCGTTCCAATTATCCTGCATCATTTTCCGGATGTCAGGGTTGGAGATATCCGCAGCTGATTTGATGGCGTCATCAATCATGACCAGATGCGAACGCTTAGAGGTCACCGAACCTTTTAGACCAGCAGCGCAGAGCGTGAATTGTTCATCACCGGTTACGTCAATACCAGCAAACTTATGGTCAATAGACCAATACTCATTACTGGTGACATTTTTTAGTAACCGAACAGTAGGGAAAATTTCTTGATATTTTTTGCTTTCAATAATCCGTTTAATTGTTGCGGACTTAGAACGTGCAATATCAACCGTATAGGAAAGATAAAGAATCTGTAGAGGAAGCTTGGCTTGTGCGTGAACACCAATCGCCCACGCAGTTAACAAACCAAGAACTGTACTTTTGGCTGAGCCCCGTGGAGCAAGTAGATCAACGTTGGGACCAGCAATTTTAATTAAACAGTTGCTGTCCTCCCCTGTAATGAAATGGCGGTGCCAATCCAAATGATGTTTAGCAGGTTTCTTTTTTTCATCCATGTACTCACAGAAGTAACTGAAATCTTCTCGAGCACGTTCAATTAAATCTAAATTTTTCTGTGGCTTAACGTTGTATTTTTGCGCAGCAGCTTTTGCATTACGCCTATACGCAAGATGAACGTAAGAGGGCACAGGATTAAATCGGAGTATTCCTAAATACTAACCGAAAGCTTTAATCATGAAAGGGATTTCACTAAACCCTTTACTTTGTCTTCTTGCGTTTCTGTTCTTGGTATTTACGAGCTTTATCTAACGCTGACCGACGTTTTTCTTTATCGGACATCTCAGAGCCGTCTTCGTTTTTGGCTTCTCGTTTCTTGAAGTGCTCAAGAAGTTCAGGAGGCATTTTATTTTTAGACATTATTTATCAACTCTACCGAAGACCACGGGCACGTTGTATGAGTTGCTGATACTCAGGGCTACCTGGTTCGGGCATACGAGTACTGCGACCAGGACCAAAAGCAATGCCAGAACGCAAACCTCGAGCCGGACCTTGACCAGTACCGCCAAAGGGCGCACCAAAAACTGTTGCACCACGTTCCACAGCGCCGCCTGGGGTTACTTCTGCAGTCTGACCTGTGCCGCTTTGCAGATCACGGAAAATCTCTTCTCTACGCCCGGTACGGTCCCGCTCACGAGTGATTTCACCACGGCGGAAAGATGATTCTTCCAGGCCGGGAGGAAGTGGTGTACTGCCACCGGGGGCTTCCCTTGGGAACATGGAAGCTTTACCTGTTTGACGCGAACGCATCTGCGCTTCGGCTGCACTATTAGCTAAACCTCGATTCTGTGTTGTAGCGCCCATAGCTATCGTTTTATTAAGTAATATTTTAGGCGAATTAGCCTTACTCTTCTAGTTGCATTCTAGCCCATACACTCATCGAAGCTTCTTGCAAAGGACCCTCAATAGGATCATCCTTGAAAATAAACATTAGTTCGCGAATTGCTCTATCAGCACCAGCCATTAATAATCCTTTACGATCTCTAGAGGCGGTGAACTGATCGATTTGTGCAATAGCACCACGTAGTTCCTTTTGCATGCTAGCAATACGTGCTACACCTGCATCACGCTTAACTACTTCTAGTTCAACAGCATCCCGTAATTTGTGAATGTCCTCTTGCATTTTTTCAATTTCATACAAGAGGGTTTTACGGTGATCTGCTTTTTTATAATTGTCGTTAATCCAAAGATCACACGCAACAATACTTCCCGTATACCCAAGGAAGCGGGCATACAGGAAGCACTCGATAATTGAATTGTTCTCTTTAACAAAAGAACAAAAAGATTCTTGAATAGAAGAATCAAGGTCGTCGACCCACTGGTCGAAAATTTTAATATCGATAAGCTCGTTGGGCCTGACCGTAGTCACGCTCTTCATCCTGTTGGCGGAATCGTTGTTGTTGCTCAGCAGAACCTCGTTGTTCTGCCGCGCCTTTACCGATGGTTTCTCGTTCTTGAGCACCTGATTCCTCCATTTTCTTCTTTGAGAACTCGTAAGCTACACCAGCTGCCTGGCGATATTTGTCGATATCAAACCAGTCATCTGTGCTGTAAGTATCGCTGATATCGCTAGAAGTTGTTGCAGCCATTCTAGTAACTCAAATTAGAAGTTGGTCGTCATATCAGAAATTACTCATCATGCCGGCCAGACCAGTGCTAAAGATGTCGCGACGGCCTTCAACGCTTTTTTGGCGCTGCTGACGTTGTTTAGAAGCTTCCAGCCTTTCGAGCAGTTGCTCAAACTTGCTGATATCAAAATAATCGTCGTTGGTGTTGCCAGCAACAGTCATGACAGTTCCATAACTAATTAACTAATTAATTATAATAGGTATTTTCTTAGAAACTAAAAGAACCAACCAAGCTCTTATAGATGTCGCCCTGTGCAGCAATTTTTTGCACTTCTTTGGCGCCTTCGTTCTTAAGCTTTTGGGTTTCCTTATCAATTTCACCTTGAAGGTTAGTTAACCCAGCACCATACAGGAACTGACGTGAGTCACGTACGTTCTGAAGTTGCTGTTCCACTTCTGCAGGAGTTCCTTCAAACTGATCCGCAAAATTTGGAAGAGTAACTTTTGTACGTGCTGCCAAATCCCCGCCATAAGTAGGCAACAAATTCTTATCAAATTTGAAATTGCGTTTACCAGTACCAACGCCTTCAGCGTCCTTAAGCTCGTCACCATACATGGTGTCATAGTAAGAGTCTAGATAGCTGCGATTAAATTTTTTCTGATACTCCTGACCTTTGTATAGGGATTCTTTAAGTTCATTAACCGTTTGGTAGTAACCCCCTTTAAATTTCTCCAAACCAGAAGCCATTTCTTCTTCACTGGCTTTACGACCTAAAACTTCTTCATATGCAGCACCCAATCCAGTTTCAAAACGTTTAGGTGCAATTTCTTCTGAGTACAGTTTGGCAAACTGATTAACATCACCTTCTTTACCAAACATGTCATATTTGGTTGTGTACTCACGCAAATAATCTTGAGCTTGACTAAAACCAATTAAACCACTACGTAACTGTCCTTCAAGTGAAGCCTTAAAGGGATTATATCCAGATTCTGCAGATGCTTTACGAGCAGCTTCTGCAGCTGCTGCAGTTTGCTCTTTGGCAGTAATTCGTTCTTCTTCTCTGGTTGCTTTACTTCGATAAAACAAACGGTCGGCTTCTGCATACTCAAGTCCTTGTTTTTGAAGACCATAAAGCTCGGCGTCGCGTTTTGTTTGATATGCTAATTGTTGTTCCGCCAGTGTTCTATTAAACGATGCAGCGTCTGTAGCGCGAGCGTCGGCTTTAAGATCTAAAGCATTACGACGTTCATCTGCAATTCTTTGTTGTTCAAGTTGAGTTTTATAAAATGTTGCTTGACGAGCAGCTTCTTCTCGTTCAAACTGAAGTTCTTGAGCCCGAGTTGCAGCTTGAATTTGGGCTACTTTCTCTGAATTATCTTGAACCCTTCGTCCGCCACTCATATCTAATAAATGCTTGTTGTTTTTATTTTAACTCAAGCTTTATCCATAAGAGCTAAAGCCAGCAGAATAGTTGCCAAACATCTTATCTAATACACCACGGTTAATGGCGACTGCTTCTTTAATGCGTCCTTGACGTTCTTTTTCTGAAAGCTGACGTGCTTCTGGTGACAAGGCAATACCAATGCCTTGACGTTGGCGATAACCTTGCTCAGCTGTTTCCATTGGATCTTGGAAAAATGCTTTAAATTTACCAGCGCGTTCGGCTAGTTGTTGGTTTTGAGTATTTAATAAACTGTTATTAGCAAACGCATTATCTGCTACACGCAAATTATTACTGGTGTCAATAACGGAATTCAATGCATCCATTGATTTACCGGCAAGCCCGCCACGTATCTCACCGGCTTGGGCAATTAATCCGCGTTGAATATCGCCTTCATTTTTAGTTAAGAAGGCATTCATACCATAAGTATAATTATCAGTACGTGCATCTTGAGCTGCCTTAACATTCATAAGGTCAGCAATTGATCTATAACCACGGTCTAGGCGATTCTGCCCCATAGCCATCGCTGTGCCATACAGCGAAGCAGTTGCAGCCATGTTTGCGGCATTTGCTTGAATCTGAGCAGCATTCCGCTGGGCTCGACCTTGAAATATGCCGCCGACAAGGTTGCCGATAGCACCTATGCCAAAACCTCCAAAAGTTGCCCAATCAAATGCCATACCACCGCCACTGTTTTTTAAAGGTGAATTCGTTAAAAATGAATTCGTTGTAGAGCTGAGATAATCTGCGGCAGACATCTCAATTCCTCCATGGGTTTATTTTAAATCAAAAATATGTTGGAGCTTGACTGCCTTGAACAACAGGCATATTCATAGGAGTACGTGCAGCAGCAAACGCTGCCGCTAAGCGATCACCAGAGCCAGCAATCATATCAGCCGCATAACGTGCAGCTTCTGGTGTACCGTAAGGATTCATGGACATTGCAATACCTTTGGTTAAGTTTTCAAGTCCACTACCCAAAGTATTAAACATTAAGGATTTCCAACCCTTACGCGTTTGGTATTTATCAAACATTTCAGCTTTGCGTTCTTGTTCTTCTGGAGACATATCTTTTTGATACATATCCATCAAACGATTAACAAGCTGTGAATCAGCAGAACCTTGGCTAAAGAAACTTGGACCAACCAGTTTTTGTACTTCAGGGTCTAAATTTTTAAACATTTCAGCCCGACGGTTGAGTTCATCAAACTCAAATTGAAGCTGATCAGGACCCATTGGAGAAGTAGATGTTCCAAAAGAAGTAAACGGACGAGTACCGGCTAAAGGTAGTCCGTTAATGTTTTTAGTGACTCCAATATCCGAAAAACTCGTAGCCATGGATCAACCCCGGAATGCAGAAGAAGCGTACGGATTGCTGGTCATCATGGTCCGCAGGTTTTCACCAGCCTGGGCCTGAGCACCACCAGCAAGCTGGAAAGCATACTGCTGACGGTTCAGAGCACCAGTCAATTGACCCAACTGTTGGTTCAGTTGCATCTGACGTTGCACGTCAGCGTTCTTCATTTGATTAGCAATAGGCAGCATGGCCTGGGCTTGCTCAACCGGGATATTGACACCAGCTAAACGCAGCAACTCAGCCATCTCGCGTTTTTCACCAGTCAGGTTGCTAAGACCAACGCCACCTGGTGAAGTGCCGGGAATCAAACCGGGAGTCTGGCCTGCTTCACGCTGTTGTCCAGTAACTGCACTAGCTAGGTTGCCAACTGCTTGCGCAGCTTGGCCAGCAACACCGCCACCAACAGCGCCACCAATAAGGCCGCCCACCGCACGAATACCAGCAGAAGCAATCTTTCCTCGTGTTCCTGGCATTGCTGTTTGCGCAGCCTGAGCCAAGCCACCAACTAAACCGGCACCTGCAACACCACCACCAATCTCGCCAATACCGCGAGGAATTTCGCCTTGAGCAAGGCTACCTAAACCAAAAGCAACAGGAAGACCAAGACCAGCAACAAGTTGGCCCGTACGACCACCCACAACATTGCCAGTTGCTTCGCCAGCGCCTCTAAGTTTATTGATTAATTCTTCAAAGTATTTACCACGCGCCTCATCAGCAATTACCTGTTCCCCAGCTGTTGGGAACTTTCCCTGGCCAGGGGCAAACATACTGCTACCGGCAGTGATGCGATCAATGGGAGTCGACGGTCCCATCATCCCCTCCATTGGGAATTGATAATTAGCCATACCCTTGTACGTTCCTATTTAAATTAATTTTATCAGCCTACATACCTTGCTGATAATTTTGAAGTTCTTCTAATTTAGGGCGATTAGCGCTAGCAATTACTTCATTAATCAGATTGCCGGCAGCAACGCCCGCTAAAGAACCCAACCCACCTGCAACAATTCCACGTACAGCCCGTTGCCGTGGTTCGTAATACTGTTTAACCGTTTGACCGCCGGGGGTTTGAACCCTGCTCTTGATCTGTGCTTCACGTGCCGCAATGGAACCTGCGGCAAAACCACCAACCATCGGCAGTGTCACCGGGAACCCAAGCATCCGGGCCTCTGGGTATCCTTGAAGGTTTTCAGAGGTTGCCTTAACAATACCAAGATCTAACAGACCACGTTCGTTGTACAAGAAGTTTTGGTAGTTGGCGTACCGTTGCGGAGTAAGAGAAGGAATATCTTGTTTGGCAGTTTCGTACTTAAGGGGTTCTCCGGTGCGGCCCATAAAGAAGCGGTCAACTAATTCTTGTACAGGTTGAGCTGTTTCCCTCCGATCTTCTGAACCTGGTTCTGAATAAGTTTGGGCGTAACCCTTGGGACGGAACATCTCGCCGGGGTTAAGTAAGTTGTAGGTACCAGCGGCTGCTACCGCAGGTGCGGCAATTGCGAGTCCAGCAGCAGCACGCGCCGTAGGAGAAGGAATCGTATTAACACCGACCTCCACACCCTTCTGAGCTAACGACAAGGGATGGTTGAAACGCCACCAGTAAGTTCGACTACCGTCGTTTGCAGCATCCACCACAAGCCTGGACACATATGCCCCAAGAAATTGCGCAGGTGTATCTCTAAGAGTGACACCACGTTTTGCAACTTCCTGTTTAAAACGAGGATCTAAAATGCTCTGGCCATACCCCAAACCGGTCGTGGCGCTTGTACGTTGAGCTGCATCAGCTTTACGCACTCCAGTTTTAATATCTTGAAGGATATTTTTAAGCTGGAAATTCATCGTAATGCACCGCCACGCATGATGCCGTAAGGATCAAGAGAGGGGTCTACTCTTCCAAGAGTAGATTCAACCCCTTGCATTTGGAACATTGTTCCAGGAGATAAAGATTGCGCTTGAAGATTATTAATTAAATCACGTTGCATAAGTTGTTGTTCAGCGGTTGCTGTTTGATCCATTGCAACAGGTTCTGCAATTAGTTGCTGAAGTTGCTGTTGATTTAAACCAGCAATTTGATCAGCTGCAAGCATAGGAGCCGTTGCAATAGCAGCGCCAATACTGCCGGCACCCATGGCTACGTTCTGAAGCACGGACATGTCTCCTGGCTTGGCACCAGCAAGAAAATTGGCTGCACGTTTACCAGTAAGGTTAGAAAGCATCTCAGGAGTTAGCTTTCCTGCAAGGCGTGCACCTGCAGCTGATAAACCAATATCTAAACCACCAGTCAACAAGGAAGTACCAAGGCCTCCTCCTCCAAGAGCAGTAAAACCAGTTGTTAAAACAGCGCCGGGGATGGATGCTTTTGCTGCTTCCCTGGTTGCAGGTGCCGTCATCGCTTGGCCCATACGAGAACCAAGGATACGTTGTAATGCTTGCCCTGCAAGTTTCATGTTATCGACGCCCTTTTAATTATTATATTCCCGCTATCTTTTAAGTTTCTGCGGGGGCAGGAGGTTCAGTTGGTTCTTCTTCAACCGTTGTTTCACCAGCGCTTTCTTCTTTTTTTACCTCCAGGGGCTTCATTACCCCCTTCCTGTCCAACAACTGTGCGATAGACATCTTTCCTTCCATTTCGTTTTCCGCACGATTCTCCGCCGCCGACATCAGATATCCGTTTGGATCTGGATTCCTCATACGAGGCATCGGATTTTTAGAAACTTTATCAGGGCGGACCGTTGGACTTAAACGATATGCATCTACCCACACTGGATTAAAATCTGGTTGATCTTGGGGACGTTGCTCCGTAAGAGCCCTACCTTCGTTGAAGTCATACGCTGTTGGGCGGTTAAAGCGCCCTAAACCTTCAAACAGTTCGTAGTTAGTTGAATCATCGGTATTGGTGCCAAAAAACGGTGAGTTAGAAACAAAATTAAGATCTGGATTCAATGTACGCTTTCGCGTCATCATCCGTTTAGTTAAATCACTTTCTTTAAACCGTGATGGATTCCAAGGATATTCACCCGTGTTGGGTTTAGTGCGAAATAATTCATCAAAATCCAAGTTGGCTCGGATCTTGCCATTGTTATTAAATGGGTTGGTTATATAGCGGCCCAGGTCTAGCCTATGGTCCTTTGCCATTAGCTTTTAGCCTTTTTCTTCTTACCGTGCAATCCTACCAACGTCTGTCGCAACCGAGCTTGTTTGACGGTTTTTTCGTCGTACTTGTCCGGGTTAGAAAGAACATTCTCTTGTAACTGCGCAGTAGTAATCCCCTTCTTCTTGGCTTTAGCAGTAAAGGCACCTTCTTTCATTTCTGTGCCTTGAATCCACTTCTTGTCCTTTTTCTTTTTTTCTTCAGCCATTAGATCAAACCTTGCTTAAAACGAGTGAGGAAACTTTCAGCCGCGCCAGGCTCATTCGATAATTGTAGCGTCCGCAACCTGGTTGAAACATCTGCAGAAGCACGTCTCTTCAGTTGTTGTTCAGCGTTGTATTTATCAACATCACTACCGTACATGCTGAGTTCACCAAGCTGTTCATTTGAAAGTTTGGAATAAGGATTGGGCAGATCTTCTAACCTAGGTTTACCCGTTAAATCGGTAGGACGACGTTCTGCGGCAGCCGAATATTCATAACCAAGATCACCATAATCAGATTCACCAAACTCACCTTGTTTACGTACGGCGCCAGATGCGTACTTACGCTCCAGGCCATAAACGCCCATGCCACCACCTTCTTCTTCAATATCCTCACGGGTGATGCGACCCATGCCACGAATACCACCTTCGTATCCGGCTTGCTGAGAAGCAGGTTTTCCAACGCGTTCAACATCGCCCTGCCTCATGGGTTCGACGGAACCAATATTCTCAACAACCGAAAGTGCGCTTGGCATACCCACACGTTCAATGCGACGGGTTTCTTCCTGTAATGGCGCCATCACTTCCCGGCCTTCGGGGAAGTTTGCCCGCATGTTCTCCAGAAGTTGCTTCTCCAGTGCTTGGCCCGCGAATCCTTCAGCAGCTAAGCGACGGCGCTCATCACCACTGCGGGTACGTGCCACGTCAACTGGATCGATCTCACCCTGCTCTTCACGAATGATACGCTCAGCTGTGTTCTTCAGCTCCATGGCGCGGGCAATACGCTCATTCACTTGAGCAGTTTGACGACGGTTCTCAGGGCCGTAGTCGTAATCCAAATCAACTTCCTGTGCACGCAAATAACGCTTACCTTGATCTAGAAGTTGACCAAGGCGTCCTGCAGATTCAGCTTGATCTACCGGAATACCATCAGGTGTCATTGATGCCGCAACATCAATACTGCCGGTTTGATCTTCTAATTGGTCAATAACACCAATGTTGAGGTGTTCGTTGCGTTGCAACTGTTGCCGCATTCGGCCAGTCGTCTGATCTTCGCCTGATTCCAAGGCATTGATTGCTTGATCAACATTGAACGGACGTTTGGTTTGTTGTGTTTCAACCAAAGAATCACCACGGAGTTCGTCCATGATTCGCAGAGCTTTACCCTGCAACTCCATTTGATATTCACGGACAGAAGAACGAACGCGCTGATCAGTACGCGCTTGCCGCTCCACGAGTTGATTATATTCCAGGAGCAGTCGATCAGCTATATCGCCTTCCGGTTCTGCTGCCTGTTGTACGTATTTAAATAAGTTTTGTTGCGCAGGTGCTGCCGATAATGGCCGAGATTCAGCCTGTGCTACCAATTCACCTGCTTCTTCGGCTGAAACTGCGGCAGGTGCACGCAATTCCATCAAAGTTGCCTTGACACCAGGGATTTCTGGTTGGGTTACGCCACGACGTGATGCTGCTGCCTGCAATAAACCTTCAGTGGCTGCTTGACGGCGAGCATCTGCTACTTGCTTTGCCACCATCTCCTTAGGATCGGGGCGGTAAGCAACAAACTCCTCTTCTGCTGCCGGAAGCCCCCGATTAAGGCGTCCACCGTAAGCGGCATATTCTTCAAACTCATTAACGGTTTCAGGAAAACGTCCTTTTGCCCCAAGAAATCCACGAAGGTCCTGAAGAGAAGAAGTTGTTTCCTGATCCGGCTCAAATAACGGACCGCGATAAGAAGTGGGGGCTGGACCGCTCCAGGGATCAACAACACCCGGGCCTGTTTTACCTCGCGGAGGTGCAGACGGCGGCGTGATGTCGCGAACTACAACTGGAATCGGTTGGGTGGGAGGCCGGGGAGTGGGCGGCCGCGCGGTTTGGGCTCCGGACTGCTGGGTGACACCCCTGAACTGAGGCACGGGCTGGGCTGCACGCCGCACCACATCCTCCTGCACCGGCACGTTGACCGGGGTTACGGCCTGTCTACCGCGTAAAGCACGGAATCCCGCGATGCCTGCGGCCAAGGTGCCGGCACCAAGGGCAATTTTACCCAGAGTATCGACAAATCCTCCTTCTTCCTTGGGTTGCTTAAGCTGATTACGCCGCCACTCCATTACTTGAGGCGCAATCCTGGCCCTAGTTTCCGGATCTTCAGGCACTGGGGCACCAGTGGCTTGACTAAAGGCGTAAAAGTCGGCTTGAGAAATCGCCATTTACGTTTATTGCTTGTATTTTTACCTTCACACATTCTATTGCTTGTAACTCAAGGACTACTGGATGTATATTTGTAATTGATCAGGTTTTAGCTTCCTATGGACGCTGGCACACGCCAAAAACGGGTCGAAGCGTTAGAGGCGATTAAAAAGAAGGCAATGGGTATGGCTGCAAACGGCGCCGATTCCGGTGACGTACGCAGTTTTATCACTGATGCGAAAATAAATTTGGCTTATGAGCTTCCAGATGAGGACGCATTTACAAAAGCAGCGCGTGCAGTGATTGCATATAAACGCAAAAAGGATTAATTAACCCAGGACTAAAGCTAAACCTGATTCAACTTAAATGCCGGGGCTAACTACCCCGGCTTTTTTGTCCAATTTCTTGGGCTAATTGGGGAAAATAATTACAAAAACGCATTTTATATACCCATTTTTTGTTTAAGGGGGCCTCCTATAGAGCCCCAATAGGGTTCAAAATTACCTGACTCTTCTCACATACGCTACGCGCCGCGGAATATGGGAAGAAAAAAAAGAATTGCGGGGTGAGTACATTTTATATACCAGGAAATGTCATGGAACCCCCACATTCCACACCTAAATCTGCCGTGATACGAATTCATATCGCGCTCGCAATTAGGTTTCGCTCCCCCGCGCCGAGTACGCGGTATAGAACTGTAACGCAACAGTGAAGCACTGAACGTTCAGAGACCTTACACTTAACAGCCTTGATTCTCACGAATCAATTATTCAATTCATTTCAATGAAGCTACTTGACATCGCAAACATTGTTCTTGGAACAGACGAAGTTGGTTCCATTCCAGTCCACGGAGTTGACGCACAATGGTTCGTTGATCAATTCCAGGAAGTCATCAGGCTGAAGCCGGAGGCAGCAGCATGGGACGAAGACAAGATATACGTGACAATGTGTCACTTGTATCTACTGGATCCAGAAGACATCGTTGGGTAACAGGCGTGAGCCGGGGGATCGAATCCCCCACCCAACATTGCCTTCAGCGGAGATAGGCACCGCACATCGCAGCACACCATGGCTATCCGTAAGTCCATTGCACAGCAACTAACCAACGCAGCTAAAGCGTTGGAATCAGACAAGAGCAAGGAGAAGATTGGCGCAACCATCTTTGCAGTACGCGTTGGTCTAGCCAATGCGATTATGCCAAAGATTTCACCAATCAAACACTGAGTACCAGGCGTGAGCCGGGAGGTCGAACCTCCCACTCAGTATTACCACCCACCGAGGGTGGTCAACTCAACACCATGAAACTTACTTACGCTCAACTGTTTAAGTTTATGGGCACCTTCACCAACCAAGAGTTGGATGATGCACAGATCATTGCCGAGCATGCCCACCAGGATCTTGGCAAATCCTACAACCAAGTTTTAGTTGACGTTCTGGTTCAGATGCGTCAACACCAACTTGCTAACTAATCACCTCAACTTCAACTTAGATCATGACCAAACATTACATGTTGGATGCAACGCTCGCCATTGTGATGGGCACTGGCATAGGACTGCTGCTGTCCGTATTTGGACAGAAGATGCTGAACAAGCATTACCAGGCCACATGCCAGAACAAGCCCAGCCACAATCTCATACACACCCATAGTTTCTTGGGTGATGCGTACTACTGCATCCACAAGAGCTACCTCAAATGATT